CCGCTGACTGGTATCCAGTGTTGGTTGCCGCTGAGCGGTCTCCGGTGTTGGTTGCTGCTGACTGGTATCCAGTGTTGGTTGCCGCTGACCAGTTTCCGGTGTTGGTTGCTGCTGACCGGTCTCCGGTGTTGGTTGCTGCTGACCAGTCTCCGGTGTTGGACTTTTTATCATCGTCCCAGTTAACCTGATCTTTGATGTACTCCACACCGGCTTTAATAATTCCGGCAATTCCGATTTCTGCTTTAATAGAAATCTTCTTTCCTACTCTCTTGCTGTCGTCAGATTTCTGATCGTTTGCATCAAGCTCAACTTCACAATATCTGGAATCAGACGGCGCATAATATCCAAATACATCCAACGGATTCTCACAAGCATGAAATCCAGTATCGCAAATCTTGGCTCTTTCTTCTTCGTACTCCTTGCCGATTTCATACTGAAAATCACGGCATTTTAAGTCTTTGTCAAATCCCTTATAGCATTTCATTTTTCCTTGTCCTCCAAATTTAGTCCGAGCATAGCTGCGCAAACTTCTTTCTTTAAATACGTATCTGCTTCGGTAGTGTTTAGATACGCTTCAAACGCTTTCATCCTACCGACAAGCTCAGCGTATTCCTCGGCTACGGTCTCTGCTCTGAAATCCATCTTATTTTCTTTCTCCATCACAATACGGACATTTGTTATCCATCAAAATTTTGTTTAAATGGTCAGTTACTTTCTTTACATTCTCTTCCTGCTGATAACCGCCCTCTGCAATGCTATACATATCAAACTCTCTTAATGATTCTTTCTTATATATATTGATGTGTAGGCTGCATCCGATCTTGTAGTTTGCGAAATGAAACGCTACCGTTCTGCCGGTTTCTTTCTGAACCCGTCTGCATAACTGGTACAGTTCATCTACGATCTTATCAAATTCATTTATCTTCATCGAAAAGCCCTCCAAACAATTCACCAAACAATGTTTTTGCAATTTCCTTGATTTTTTCTTTTCGAACAGTCTCAAACTCTTCTTCGTTCATCAATCCGATTTTGACTGCTTCGTCAATCTCCTGCTTCACAGATTCCTCTGTTACTTTATCGTCTTCCATAATAGATTCTTTGATTCCCCGAACGATAACAGCTAAGTCAGCTATTAATTCCGTTTTACTTCCTTTGAGTGTAAGTTCTCCTGCTTTTGTATTAATCATCTCTCTTTTCCTCCGATTCTTTTAATTTCATCCGGGTAAATAACCACGAATGATAAGATAGATATTACGATTGCCACTGCAACCGGCTGTGATGCGCTGTCAAATCTCCAGAACGGCAAGTACGGTGACATACCGCCGATCAGAGCTGACAGGATTAATGATTTTGCCATTTTATGTCCCTCCGATATGATATTGAGTTTTATTCTGTATCTCCTTATAATGTTCTTACAGGCACCGACATGCCGAGTAACTTGAAAGGAGATAAGAATTTGATATTGCTTCCTTACATGGATGGTTTTTACCGCTCTGGTGAAAAAGTATCCGAAACTACTGTTGTCGCTTGCTGTAATTGCAATTCCAAAAGAACTGTAAAATCTGGTAAGTCCATCCCTAAGTGTTCAAAATGCAACGATTATACCTACTGGTTTAAAATCGTAATACTTTGATCACTTTCAATATCTGCGAACATCGTTTCTGGGTGATATTCATTCTTTAAATCACTGTTTGCATAATCAATGGATTCCACCTGGAAGCAGATGTTTGCACCGCTTTCGGTATTGAATACTTTCAAATACTTTTCTCCATTTTTTGAAAAACATATTACCCTTGTTTTATCTGGGATTCTCACAATCTGCGGTTTGAATATTCTTTTTAAAATTTCCTTTAATGCTTTCACTTTTCGCCTCCTCATTCACACAAATATTGGCTTCGCAATTGAAAGAATCATGGCAGCAATTCCAAGTATGATTGTGTAAGTCAGCCCTATCTTTCTTCCGCCATATTTGTTGTTCCCGTGCCAGTAAGAAACGCAACTGCAAATGGCTAACATAGCTGACATGGGAATAGCATTTAGGATATTCATCCTGTAACCTCCTGCATTTCTAACTACCTATTTAATTTGTACATCTGGGATTAATCTCTCAGGATAGAAAACTAATTCATAATGGTATTTATCTGCGCTGTTAGGTTCCGTCTGTTCCATTACATAGCAAGTCCAATCGTTCAAGTATATGTAATCCTTGTAGTAACTGTTCTCTCCGGTTTTGATTGTTACCACTAATTCGCTTGAACTGTTGTTGCTAAGTGACATATACCCTTCTGCCCGTAACATAATTGTGTCAGTTCTGGCATTAGTTACAGTAATTTTTCTGTACACATTAAACTCATTGGCTTCTTTTGATAAATTATGATTTACTGTGTCCGCTGTCGTGCAACCAGCTAATCCAAATGCTATAATTCCAGATAACAAAATTGCTGCTATTCTTTTTCTCATGTATTTCCTTTCTTGTGTTATAATCACCTCAAAGGAGGTGATAACGATGGATAAGTTACAAATCGCTCATGATTTGGCTGTTGCTAAGTTATGTGCTGAATTACCGGGAAGCCTGGACAACTCTCATATCTGCCAGAGATACTTCAAATACCGCGCAGAATTTGCCTACCTTCTGGATTCCCACGATGAAGATTACTTTCTCAATGAACTGGATAAAGAGAAAGTAAATAATTGTTCTCCATCTCAGCGCTACTTTTAATCGTTAGACTTTTCCTTGGATGTGCTCTTTGCTGTTCTGCCAATATAGAGCACATCCTTAAGGGAAAACTGAATTTTGCTATTAATTCCGTTTTCATTCCATCCGCATTCAACAATTGACTGTTTGTCGAAATTAATTTTTTCATACACCTCTGCCGGGACACGCAGCGTCTCTCCGTTTTTAAACTTGATAATTGTTTCATCGGCAATCTTCATATTCTCATCTCCTTTCGTATTTATTTCTGTGCACTCTTTTTGCTTTCACCTTTTTCTTCCGCTTCTGCGTTTTGAATGAGGCTTTCTTTCCGGTGAAGTGCTTGAAGTCGTTTGGCTGACTCATGTACGTGTTACCTCTTTTATAAATTCGTACAACGCCTTGTGAATTGGAGATTCGTCTGGAATCTTACGAATTATTTCGATAATCTTATTTTTCTTTTCCTCTAATGTCATATTCTCAAATTCATCAAATTCTTTTTTGTTCATCCTGTAACCTCCTGTTTAATCACTGGAATAACTCTATTCCGTTTCATTCCTTTCTGTGCTATACTCCTTATGAAAGGAGAAAATGCGTGTTAGAAAAAACAGCTCATAAATTATTAAAAAAGCTTTATAAGAAACAGTTTCTAACTTTTGATGAGTGTCATAGAATCTGCCACACATCCGATGAAACGGGAAATCAATACGCTTCTTATTTGCTCGATCATGGATTAATTGAACCCCATAAATGTGGCTGCATCGGGGAACTTAACGAGCCTGTCTATGACGGATATTCAATCACACTTGATGGTGCAGGATTGATATATACAGAAAAGCGCGATTTCTGGATGTTCCTAATACCATACGTGATCACGACACTCATAGCTGTCATTGCCCTTTTGGTAGCAATGAGGAAAAGCGAACCACAAGGTGTTTTTTTCTTTTTCCCACCATTTTTCAAACTGTTCTGATGTCATACGCTTGCTGTGAGTTACATTTATAAAGAAATAAAATTCTTTCATTGTTACCCGCTGTTGTAAATAACCCATAGCAGGCTGTATGTAATCTTTTCTTGTTTTTCGCTTTTTCAGCTTGTGCCACCAGTAAATGTTGTACCATGGCATCTGGTCGAATCCCTCTGGTTTTTCTCCTACTCGTTCGTCCCAATTCCAATTATTTAAGTTGTAAATCATCTCGCAGATTTCCTCGTTTGAATAATTAGAAACATCTTTAAATTCCATTGCTTCTCCTTTCTCAATCGCCATCTGCCTTTTCGATTTCCTGCCCCAGAAACTTATTTACAAAATACAACTGTCCTTTCCCACTAACTTTTGTCGTGCGTGTGATTCTGACCGAACCATCTGGATTCTGAACATTGGATTCTTTGATTTCGAATAATCCCTGCTCAACATACTTCTGCTTCGGCATATTTCGTGAGCTTCCGGAAACCATCAGGTAGCCATTGTCTCTCATCCACTGGAATAATCGTTTCTGTCCTATCTGGTACCCGTTCTGGCAGATAAGTTTCGCCAAGTCTCCGATAAGAATTGATGTGTGACTTGCAGATACCGCATCTGCGAAGATTGTCTTTGGTCTATCCTGTTCGATTTTAGCTTTCTGCTGTTCAATAATCTGGTTCTTATGTTCGATAGTTTTTTGCGCTACCAGAATAGCTTTAGCCATCAATTCTGAATCAGACAAATTTTCCTGCCCCATAATATAACCGCCATTGTGATGGATTGCCGGAAGGACCTCATCGAATACCCACTTTTCGAATCTTTCAGCTGATGGAAGTTTGCTACGAACAGTAAGGCGGTATATATCACCCTCTGGGATGACTTTTAATTCCTGTTCGCCTCCATCGGTAAGGTATCGGTGTTTTACCGACCCCTTGCAATGCGCCGTAACTGCGTCTGCTGGTCTTTTGTATCCCAGTGCTCTCGCTACATCATTCGCTACAAAGTACGGTTTCCTGTCAATTTCCACTGTCCGAACTTCTCCGAACTCTTCTGAGTTAAAAATCTGTAAGCTGTTCATTTATCTCCTTTCGTGTAATATATTTAAGTCGCATTATTGCGACTATGATGTAAAAAAAATATCTATAGCTTCCTCTTTGCTTAAAGGAACTGCATTTACAATTCCGTGGATTTCTCCGATTGTAAATTTCTCTCCGCCATCTTTTAGTTTTCTGTAGAATGTGCTTCTGTCCATTCCAATTGCATTTGCAACAGCTTCCTGAGTGTTTCCACGTTCAACGATTTTTCCTTTAAGTCTAGCTATATTAACAACCATTCGCGCTCCTCCTTTCTAGTAGCATTAATGCAACTTTGTAATTATACATTACACCAAAGTGTCGCATATGTCAACATATAAAATCGCATTTTTGCAATTATTTTTGTTGCACTTTTGCATCATTAGTGTTATTATGTATTCAGAAAGGAGGTGTGAAAAATGTCGGAAACTGGCGAACGAATAAAAGAAAGAAGAAAACAACTTAATATGAGCGCTGATGAGTTGGCAGAAAAATTGGGAGTGTCAAGGTCTACTATATTCAGATATGAAAAAGGCGATATTGATAAAGTTCCTGCCGAATATATGAATGTATTAGCAAAAGCACTTAGCACGACACCCGCTTGTTTAATGGGATGGGAGGAAAATTTAGAAACAGACACAGATTTTATTCCAAAATTGATGTCAAATTCAAATGTCGTTGAACATGTTAAGTTGCTAATTGAATTAAGCGAATCTGATAAGAAAAGCGTTTTCGACATGATTGAATTTCTTCACAAAAAAGGCAGGGATTAATTCCCTGTCTTTTTCTAATATCCCCATTGACTCTTGAATGAAACAATCATGTTGTACAAGAATTTCATAAATTTTTCACTATCTATCTTTTGCACCATTTCAATAATCTCTTTCTTATAATCCATAAATAGCCCTCCCTGTCACAACTACCACCTATACCACAGTATATGTCCGGCTTGTGGGAAATAGAACCGAACATCAGTTCGTTTTCAACATTATACCACCGATATTTCCCCTTGGCAACTGCCAAATATACACATGGGTTTTTGCTATTTCGTAGGCAAACTTCGCAATCTCAAAGAAAATTGCGCTTTTGCGAATATAACATTCGGCATTGCAAACTTCCTTGTTCTCGCTCAACTCCTGCATCTGGACAAGGCAAATTTGTTTCGCGGCTTCTTTTGTGATCTGTGCATCTCTGTGGTGATACTCCACCATATCATGTGACGGTATATGCACCGCACAGAATATTTCGCAAAATATCAGGATGAATACGACTATCCTGTATCTGTTCTTCTCCATTACTACCAACTCTTTTCTAAAAATATATCACGCATTATAGCACGAATTTGTGTAGTTTTTCTGGTAAGTGTAAAATCATGGAGTTTTTCTGCAAAAATAATCTATTTTTTTGATATTTTACTATGCACACTTTGTATGAAGTGGTATAATATTGTAAAACTTTTACAAAGGGAGGGGATTGTATGGGTAATAGAGAAAAGAAAAAGGATTCTACCCTAAGTGTGATTTCTTGTATTCTGGCAGGCGTAGCGTTCATTCTTCCGTTACCAATCATCTTGTCGTTTCCACTTGCGCTGGCAGGAGCGATTGTTGGTTTAGTGGATATCGGAACTAAAAAAGAAGAGTACCGACACATAGGTGCTTGGTTTGGAATTATCGCCGGAATCATTGAAGTAGTTTTTATTGCAGTGCAGTATATGAGATTTATTTAAGAACAATTGGAGGGCATGATATGAAGAAAAAAGTTATTGCATTAGTTTTGTGCGGCGTTATGGCTCTGAGCGTTCCTGTATACGCCAAAGGCGGAAGCGTTTCACTCAGTTCTGATGAATTACAAGTGCCAAAAACAGAGCAGAAAAAAGACAAAAAAGAGAGTAAAAAGAAAAAGAACCAAGATATTACCGTAACGCAGAGCGGTTGGACTGTTCAGACAAGCGATTATGATAACGACCGATATGTTTCATATGGAGCCAAGGTTGCTAATTCTGGTTCTAAAAAATATGGGTATGTAACTTTAAATATCGTTGTAAAAGATGCTAACGGTAAAATATTAAAGAGCACTGATGATACATTTTCATCTATTGTTCCGGGAGATACTGTATTTTCGGCAGATAAAATTTACATTGGGCAATATGACCCTGCGTCTGTCGAGTTTTCTGTTTCATATGAAGACTCAGACTTTTTAGAGTCCGTTTCTGGCGACTCTGGAACGGATGCTTTTTCATTGTCAAACTTATCCGAAATGACAGACGAATACAGTTACACCACAATTACCGGTGAGATTGAAAGTGAAGCCCCTGATAGCTGCACTTCCGCTTGCGTGACTGTTATTCTTAAACAAGGTGATGATATTGTCGGCGGTTTTTATGGCTATGTTGACGTGACAAGTGGCGAAACAACAGCTTTTGAAATCTCTGATTATGATCTGCCAGAACATGATAATGTAGAGATTTCAGCACGTTCAACATGGTAGGTAAAAACATGGGAAAAGATAAACGCAAAAATTCTACTTTAGGGATTGTTTCATTCGTAATGGCTATCGTAGGCGCAATTATTCCTATGCCAATAATTTTGATTTTTCTAATGGGAGTGGCTTCTGTAATTACAGGGCTTACTGATCTGTTAAGAAATGATACATCAGTAAAACATTTCTGCTCGTTTTTTGGAATGTTAATTGGCGCAGGCTTAGCAATATTTGTAGCATTAGGATATTTTACATTTGTATAAATTGGAAAGAGGGGACATTCATTCCCCTCTTTCTCTTTGCCTGTCGTTCTTACAGGCAGTTTCTTTATCCACACATCCACCCGGACACAGAAACCATATTTTGCGAATTTTGTCAAACTTTAATGCTTTACACTAACAATTTTAAGTGCTACACTTTGTTTGTGGGACAATAATACCACAAACAGGAAGAAAAATGTGTGTACTGTCAAAATCATGGTGTATTTTGGCAAAATTGAGACTACGAAAGGAGGGCGCGCATATGAGAATAGCCATATGTGACGATAATCAGCTTGAAGTTGACTTGTTTAAAGAGCACATATCGGGATTCTTGCGGCGCAAAGGAGATTACCGGTATGAAATTAGCGAATATTCGGCAGGCTATCCACTTGTTGAAGATGTGAAAGAGGGTAAATGGTACGATGTAATTGTACTGGATATGATTCTGGAAAAGGAGAACGGTTTGGAAATTGCGAACCAACTCCGGGATGTTGGATATGATGGAAAGATTATATTCTGGACAGCCGACGATTCTCATCTGCAAGAGGCATTCGATGTCGGCGCTATGCAGTATGTGGTCAAGGGCAAGGAATACGGCAGAATATACCGAGCTATTGACGAGATTCTGTCACAGATGAAAGATGAAACATTGACGTTCAAATTCCGCGGGCAGATTAACCGGCTCAAATATGATGAAATCGAGTACATTGAAAGCCAGGCAAGGGTCTGTCATATTTTTGCGACAGATAACCGATGTTTTGTGACTACTTGCAAGCTGAACGATCTGGAAGAAAAGCTGTCTGATAAGCGATTTTTGCGTTGCCATCAGAGCTATCTGGCGAACATGGATCACATTCAGTCGGCAGGTGATAATTTTGTCATGGATTCCGGGGATGTTGTTCAGATAAGAAAAAATGGGGCAAGGGAAATCAAAGAAAAATATGAAAATTACATAATGAGATAAATAAAAACCGCCAGCGTCCGGAGGGAATTAACCGGGCTTACTGGCGGTTTCTGCTCACAAAGGGTGAATGTATGGAACAAAATTATTATATCATTTTGCCTGTTATATTACAAGTGTCATTTGGCCATTTCTGTGATTCCTTTGAATGTTCCTTTTGGGATAAATTCAAAAACAAACCCCTCATCATTCGGATAAGGGATGCGGATGAAGTACCATCTTAACCCTGCACTATCTGTCTCCACATACTTCATAACTTCCACAACTGCACCTTTTTTCAGCTTTGGAAACAGTTTAGATGGGCTTTTTTTATTAGATTTTGTATAACATTTTGTGTCCTTTTTTATCTGTGCAATGTAGGCTCTGGTGTTCATTTTTGAGTTTTGGTTTGGTGTCGCAGTGCCTCCAGATAATGAACCACTGGTAATTGCAATTGCCACATGATGATCGTCATTCAGGAGAACATCTCCTGCCTTAATGTAGTCACCAGATTTCAAATATTTTGGGTCTGTCAAGACTTTTGCACCTGTCTCTTTTAACGCCTGACGCATATCGTAAGTAGTCAAATAAATGCTAACTGCTTTCAACTTTGCATTGTCCAGACGGTATCCTGCTCCTTTAATAATTGCTGCTGTACTGGCACTACAATCACTCTCGCAGTCTTTTTTTATTTTAGCAGGGTCATATCCATTGACTTTAAGCTGTTGCCAAAATGTGTATCTATCATTATTATTTCCCACGGTTCCCATATCGTAACCAATATGGTTGTTTTGAGCTGCTTTTGTTGCCATATCGGCAATCATATCGGCAATTGTTTTATCTTCAAATCTCAGAACGCAGAGCCATGGTCTGCTGTACCAATTCATAATCTGATATTCTGTTCCGGTCTGATCGCCGGCTTTTCCGCCTGCATATCTGCCGTTCTCGTCATGCCCGCAATTACTAATTTTTACTGTTGCCATTTGTTGTACCTCGCTTTCTGGAAAATGTGTTTTTAGTGCATTATAAACAAATCTCTGCCGGCTCTTATATGCCCCGACTTGGTTCCCTGTGTCCGTCTGACAGGCTGCATAGAGATTGTCCAATGTATATGGTTTCTGAGTCTTTGCCAAAATCCGGGTTACTGCTCCTAGTCCACCTTGGTGTCTAAAGTTCACGCACATAGCTTGCCCTCTAGCGTCCGTAACGCCCCTTTTAAGGGCTTCTTCTGCGTAGGTGGCTAATTGTTCATCCATAAGGCTATCTTGGCATTTAATACCCGTTTTGGACGATATAAGCCGTACTATGAGCGTAGCAAACTGGCTTTTAGAAGAAATGTTGTAACAACTCCAATCTTCGTTCTGTACCTGCTCCCATAATCCGATATTGTCCAGTCTGTCCCATGCTTCCGGGTCAGCATCGTGAATCCGTTTCAAAAGTGTTTGTGCTTCGGTTGCGTACCACTGTCCTGCCCCGATTGTAATTGCGTGTTCTTCAGAAGAATTAGTGTAGGCTTCTGTGAAGTCCGAATAATCCTGCTGTCCATAAACCTGTCCACCGGTCTCGACTGCATAAATAATCTTTCTGAGAACTGCTTTTTGTTCGTTTGTCATATCGTGCTACTCCTTTCATTGTTTTCGAATCTGTATTTTTGCTGAATGCTCGGATATTTATTGTGATCAACTTCACTCATGAACATATCAAGCGGTCTGGCATATAATTTCCTGCTTCCATACAACGCCCTGTAAATCATCATGTTTTCTTTACTTTCCGTATGTTCAGCCAATCCAACAATTTCATACAGATAGTCATTTATTCCCGGATTCCTGATTGTTTCCCGTTTGAAATGTCTTACGATTGTTCCTGGTTCTGGGATGCTCCTGCCATATTTATTCATGCACGTTGCTCCTTTCTGTTAAATATGCCTTGTAAGCTCCGTATCTACCCTTAGAATCAATTTTAATATATCATTCGAGGATTTTATCGAATTACACGTAAAATCGTTATATGAGTCAAATACACGGTAGATAATAAAAATGGTTCTTTTGGGCTGAAATGAATTAAGAATGTCAGGGTCAAATAAGGCTTATTTGACGATTAATATATATCTTGTATATATATTAATTATATTCTTATTCTATTTCTTATTCTTATTCTATTGCGTTACATTGCGTTACTGGTAACGTTATTGTAACGTTACATTGAGATATTATGTAAACGAAAATCGCTTGTTGACAGAAAACTTTCATCAGATTTTTTATAATTTCTAAGATGATTGATTTATTCTGAAAACAAGCAAAATTTACGTTTACAAATTATTCATTTTTTATCTTTAATATAGTTACATTTTAGTACGGTCAGGACTGAGATTTTGAGGTTATTTTGGCGAATAAGGGCTTATTTGAGTTTTTCGGGAAACTGCGTTCTTATTTGCGATTTTGGGGTTCTTATTCCAAAAAACAACGTTAAAATAAGCAAGACGGATGTAGTAATGTAGGCAAGTGAATTATAACGGAATGATAGTCATATATTGCTTGTCCTTTTCTGAAAATGTACCATGAAAAACATAGAGAAAATCGCCTTGCGAATGAATAAAGTTTGTTTGCCTTGGTGCACTCGGAGTTTTGAATATTGCTTTTCTAGGCTGTTCCGTTTTGTCATCTATATCTCCGTAATCGTAAATAGTTCCATAGATTCCAATATATATACGACTTTTGCAAATGCAGCAATTGATATCCAGTATACCACCGTCTTCCAGTACTCTTTTTTCAATAAACTTCCCATTTATAAATTCATACAATATTGTGTTACTACTTGGGCCAGTAAGATTCCTTAAGAAAAAATGTCTGCCATTATCGCTTCCAATATAAGCACCTGACGAGTTTTTTATTTTCTGTGAATCAAACGGATTTTCTGATAACTTATGCACCGTCGTGAAAGCACCTTTAAGGTCCAAACAATAATGATCTGTGCCACTCTTGACTGTTGTAAGATTTACATCTAAAATTGGAAATTCATACATATCTTTACTCTTTGTTTTTTTTACATATTTTCCTACAACCTCTCCATTCAGTCCAAATTCAAGTACGATATGCAATTCGTAGTCATGAAGGGCATCGTCATAAGTGGAAAAATAAACAAAAATATGATTATTCATTAACCATGTTGCGTCCACAAGACTTATAACGTTATCGGAAGAATAAGTGTATGAGTTTGATACTTCAGATTTTCCGTTTAAAACATTCATGGTAATTTTTAATGACGTATTATTTGGATTTTCGGAGTGCAGATAACAAATTACTCCTCCTACTTCTCCCAATGCTCGTACTCTATTATCGTAGTATGAACCAACTGTAGTTTTGAAATCAATATATGGCTTTTTTCTGTTGGCCAATATCCAGTATCCGCTTGAATCATGAAGTTTAACCGGAATCGAGAAGCGGTTTCCATTTATAACGCCATTTTGTGAATTTGATGGAAAATATGCTTCTACAGTGAAAGGCTCTTTTATTTGTTCTCCTTTCTCCCACAATAATATATTTCCCCCATAAATCTTATTTACATCCTTCCCTTTGACAGGAAACCCAGTGATTTCCTGTCTGTTCAAAAACGCCTTATATATCATCCCGTCATTCCTCCTCGAATGTGAAATACAGTGTATCTGTCCGGTCAGTTCCTGCGGCTACCAGAGCGTCATAATCCGCTTTCTTGATTCGCTTCACGCACCTTAATTGTGCCTTTTTTAGTTCGGTTGAAGAACTTCCAGAACCGTCCGTAAAATCATCAATCGTTGCAATTCCAGATTCCGTTCCGTCTGTAAATTCTGCATAACTAATGGTCGGCATTTCAGACCTTGTTCTGTTGATCGTAGATGTGATTTCTGGCGTGTTCTTGCCTAATTGCTGATTGTTTCCGTTATACGGTGAATTGTTGGCGGAGTATGTGTCGATAAGCCCTGTAATGCCTAGTTTCAGTGTTCTACTCATGATATAACTGTGAATCGTCCACTGTATTGCAGAACCGTCCTCAGAAAGCTTAGAGTGTGTCATTTCCACGGTTTGACCAACCATGTTAAACGGGTTCCCCTGTACTTCCACGGAATATCCCTGCGCTCGATAATACTGTTTTTTTATAATATCCTCTGCGACAGTTCCGTAACAGATTTTATACTTCGGTTTTGTTCGGGTGTAATCCCCGTACTCATTCGCATCGTAGGCGTAATTCAGCCAGTCTTGATTGCCTACAAAAAAGCTGTTACGGTTATAGAATACATTTCTTTCGTATGCGTCCTGCGCAGTCGGTTCACCGGACGTAAACACTTCACCGGACGGGTCTGGGTCGGTGTAAACATAGTTAAAATACCACACTCTGCCCTCAGTTGCCTTGAAACTTTTAAATCTGTCAAGATGCACTGCGGACTCGTAAAAATCAAATGTTTCAACACCGGAAACCGTTGTTCCACGGTGCTTACAGTTCTTTTTGAGTTTCTTATACTCAAACTTTCCGTCCCTATTCATCCACCCAAAAACATTGTTTTGCAGGCATAAATCTTCCAGTATATTAGCCACATTCATTTCAGAAGAGTTGGCGGTATTGGGTACATATGCGCTGTCATATTTGAGTTTTACATCGACTTGTTCAATGCCAAGATACTTGAATAAAGCATCTCTGAACTGCTTCTGTGTGAACACCATTTGCTTGTCTTTTGTGTTGTTTTTATACCACCACGCAATGTCAGTATTGCGTAATTTGTACAGATAATCATATGCCACAATGGTACGAACGAATGAGTTTGCATCACGCTCTCCTGTCGCAATTTCACCCGTGAAAATCTTGATTTCTGTGCCTTTACATTCGATATAAACCTCGATTTTTCCAGACGGATAGGTTGTTTCATCTGTCCCAACAAACTGTGGATGATAACATTTAAACGTGATTTGGTTCGAGATGCAGCCGCCAAAAATGAAGTATGCTTTATTGCACAATGACTCCTGCAATGACAAGGAATTGGACTGGATATGTTCATTTGTTAAGTCCTCAAATTCGCCATTTATCCAATGTACTTTTACGTTGATTGGGTCGGTATTATCTTCAAATGGATTCTTTCCATCTTTGGTTACTTTGATTTCAAATTCATCATACCCAATAAACGTTTCTATGCCGCCAATTTCAGTTTGATAAGATACTGTGATGGTTTTTGTGCCAGTCTTAGAGCTGTCAAACCCAGAGACAGTGTAATCCGTGATTTCTTTCTCTGTATTATCTGTCCGCATAGTCACAACAACCAACCCTGCCGGGTCAAATGCTTCGCCTACTCTGTAATAAGTTTTCTCCGGATAATGTGTGATGCGGATTCCTTGCAGTTCATACACAAGAACTTTGAATGTAGCGGTATGGTTTTTATAGGTTACTGTGATTTCTTTTTCTCCGATTGATGAGCTATCGAGTTCGGAAATAGCGAAGCCAGATGTTATCGTTTCAGACGTTCCATCAGTGTATTTCACTAAAACTGTCAACCCGGTAGAATCAAGCGTATCATTTACAAGGTATTCTTGCTTTGTGGGTGGTGTTTTAATTTCTATGCCAGATATGTCAACAACCAGAATTGAGAAATCTACGGTCTTTTCATCGAATGTAACGGTTACGGTTTTGCTTCCGTATGCGGACATATCCGGGCTTGATAAGGTATATCCCGTTACTTGTTCGGATGTATTGTCATTGTAGTATGCAGTAATTACAAGTCCTGTGCTGTCAAAAGTTTCGCCTACGAAATATCTGGCTTTGGTTGGCATATGAGTAACTTCAAGTCTGGTTGCCCGAATTAACCATGTGATTGTGCCTGTTGCTCCCCATGGGGAACCGGAGATTTCATTTGTTTTTTTATTCAGTGTGACGTTTGTTGTAGCTTGCGCAACAAAAGCGTCTTCACCGATGGTAGTCACACTCGCAGGAATAGAAACACTGACAAGCCGAGTGTTAGAAAATGCTGCTTTTCCAATGGTTTGAACGCCATTTGGAATCTCTAAATTTTTAAGTGAAGTCCCAGAAAATGCGCTTTCTCCAATACTTGTAACACTTGCAGGAATGTTAATCTCTGTGATTTTTCCACAGTTCGAAAAACATAATGATGGTATTTCTGTTATTCCGCTTTCAATGGTAACTGATTTTAAAGTATCGAAGCACGGTGAAAAATGCGATTTCCCGATAAATTTAACTGCGCTTTTTAACGTAAGGTTTTCGAGTACAGAGAGTGAGATTGTACCGCCTGTTCCATCAATGGTTCCGCCTCGAATTATCAAACTCTTGCAACTTGGAATATAGATTCCAGACGAACTAATCATGGAATCTGTGCTTCCAATTTCTACATTATTTATTTTGGCACCTGCAAAAGCACCAGATGATAGCAAATTTAATGATAATGGAAAAACAACGCTATCCAACGATTGAAATCCGTTTAATGTTCCACCTTGAATTTCTTGCAAGCCTTCATGAAAAACAATCTCTGTTAGGTTGGGGCAAGAACTGAACGTACCACCTTGAATAGCTTTAAGACTCGCAGGAAACTCTAACTTAGTTCCTAAAAAAGTAGTAAAGTTTCCACCAGCAATACTTGTAATTGTGCTTCCTAATTCGATACATGTTAAACTTTCAAATTGGTATCCGAATCCACCCGTGATTTCAGTGATTCCGTCACTAAAAGTAATCTTTACGCATCTTTTGAACAAACTATCAGGAACTATAATATTTTCCGAATTTTCATGCAAAATTTTAATTTTCCCAGTTCCAGAAACGGAAAGCGTATTTGTATCAAGATTAAATTCGGCTGTTACATCTTCATAATTTGGCGAACCGATATGTACTAAAAAAGAATCATATACATTAACTTTTATCGTATCGTCTGTTATACCAAAATAATTAACGTTAATAGTAACTGTGCCAGCCTCTGTAAGAACTTTATTTTCAACCGTAAAGCCGCTGGTTACTTTTTCCGAACCATCTGAATATACGACAACTATATAACTCACTGCTATATCCGTAGTATCCCCTACGAAATACGAAGCCCCAACATAACTCATTCCATTTATTTCTTCTGGTTGCATAATAGCAACTTCAAACGTGCAAGTGAAACTGCCGTAATGGACTGTAATTTCACATTGCTTTGGGGAACTACTATCAAATCCAGAATATGTGCAGTCTTTTGTAACATCTATAACGTTTCCATCACTTGCCGTTGCGGTAATCACAATGCCCGTAGAATCAAATTCTTTTCCAATGTGGTAATTTGTCTTGGTCGGCATCGTAGTAACGGATATGGCGGTAATAGAAGCTTCTGAGACAATAATCTCAAATGTTGTGGTCTTGCCGGATGCAGTGACGGTTATGGTCTTTGTTCCTGCGGAACTACTGTCAAAACCCGATAATTCGTAATCTGTAACACTGGCTGTTTCTCCTGTAGTTGAGGTTCCTGTTATTTCAAGCCCGGTGCTATCAAATAATTCATTCTGATAATATGTAGTCCTATTTGGCATTTTTGAAACAGTTATGCTAGCGATTACTAAATCAGAATATTTTTCATAAGTAATCTCCTGAGATACGCCCGCATTTTTGACTAGAATCGAAATTGGCACTGTGGATGATACAGAAATATTCAGATTAGTTGTGTTATTTCCATCAGTTATTGATGATGCACCGGTATATGAATTATCTGTCGGAACTTGAACAACATTAATAAATAATGTCTGTCCCTCTATCAAGAATAATTCGTATTTCAGCGCATATGATGAAGATGTACTTAAAAAATATACATATCCTTCAACTCTGATTTTGAGGAATCTTTTTCCTGATGTGAGTGTCCCCTCTTGACGGTAAACATAATAAATCGCACCATCCCTACGCCAGATTTTGAGTTGTTCGGCGTTTTGCCCGAATCCGATGAAATTGTTACCAGAAACATATATGGTACTGGCGGTCTTTCCTGCGTAGGTAAACCAATCAACACCTGAGACGCTAACTACATCATCATCGTGCTTCGTGTTGCTGACAATAGCAGTCATCCCGGCTGTCGTATTCAATAAACTGTCAAAAGATACTGTATCTGCCATAATCATCCTCCCGTCTATAAAATAAAAGAGCACATGAGCTGTGACACCCATGCACTCTGGTTGTTAGTATTCGATCAGTGCGATTCTGATTTTGTTATATAAAATGTTATTTCCTACAACTCTGATAGGCTTGTACTCAACATCAGGCATATAAAAAACACCTGTTTTGTAGGTGTTTTCCTCGTCGTCCCAGTATGTGACCTTGTACTTCCGCTGTGTCTTATTGACTAAGCCTGATTTGAAAACAGACTGCATTTCTATTTTGTCCGGCAACCACATCGGTCGCGTGTTGAAGTCTATTTTCGTCTTAAAATTCGGACTTGTGTCCCTGTGCAAGAGATTGTTTAAGTCTCTGTACGCTTCTAGCTCTGTTCGCTGATTCGGAGTTGAGGAGTAATCGTCATAGGCTAAGAATTTGTTCGGGAGAACGCTTCCCCCGAACTTTAAAAGCCAACCTTGGAAACTACTTCCTGAGATAAAGTCGCTCATTCTATCACCTACCCTTCAAATATTCCGTATCCATTACGATTTCTGAACTGCTGATTTTCTTCTTTCAGATATCCGATCAGATGTCCATCCGCATAGATTGCCATACCGTTCAGGGCGTTTTTGACCGCCTGCCCGATCATCTGATTATTGTCAAACGTGTTACTGCTGATTGCCATGATTTCTTTTCGAATATCATCCACAAAATCATCTGTATCGACAGACATTCTGCTTTTTACTTCCTGATATGATGTACTCCTTGTGATAATGTCTGCGGATGGTGTGTTAATCTTTTGCACTTCTGCGCTTATATCATTGATGGTTGATTCGACTTTTGGAAGCATATTCTGCATACCGGTTTGGAATCCCTCAACTGTGAATCCACCGAGTTCCATCATTACTCTTGATGGGCTATTGATTTTAAGAACACTTCGGATTCTACTTGTCACGCCAGACGCAATATTGCTAACCGTAGTCCATAAGCTGCTGGCCATGCTGTTTATTCCATTGATTAATCCGGATATTACATTTGAGCCAATGGTGTAAAGGCTTCCGATGCAATTGCTGATTCTATTTTTAAATCCACTAAACCATGTGAACGTTGAAGAGAATCCCGGTTCCAACCCATTGTCAAAGCCTTGACCGCAGTATCCCGCAAGCCGTTCAAACCACTTGGACGGAGAGTGAGACTCTACCGCTTCCTGCGCAGGGGATTTTACACTGTTGTTCATTAAGTCAAGAATCGAGTTCTTTGTGGATTCTTTCTTTCCATCAATTCCAGACTGTAATCCATCTGCAATGTTACTTCCAAGGGTTTTACCGCTTGATTTTGCGGTTTCTTCTGCGCCTTTTGCAGATGATTGAATTGTAGAGTTGAGTTTATCAGTAACTTTACTGCCATTCTGCTCAATCCCGCTACCTACGGCAAGAATCTGATTCTTTCCGAGTTCTGTAACTAATTCAAATCCAGAATTATTATCCAGAACGCCGTTGATTGCCCCCTGCAGAGTTGAATCCATTGTACTTTGCAGAGTGCTTTCATAGTCAGAAATACCTTTTCCAAACTGCACCATCTGTCCGTTTGCTAAAGTATAGTAACCGTTATCGTCCGGTTCTAATCCCTTTGCAATTTCCTGATAAATCTGTAATGCTTTTTTACCAAGAATCTGCTTTCCGTTTTCCCATATGCCGCCCATCTGGTCTATTGCATTTTCTGTATCTGTTACCAGAGTCGCAAAGTCAACAGTTTGAATAAGGTTCTGGAATCCCGTAAGCTGTTCTGAGATATCCTCAAACGAAACATTGTTGATTCGCTCCGCCATTTTTGAAAACTGATTAGAGGATGTTTCTGCTGTGTCTCCAAGGTCTTTGACTGGTTCATTTACTCCTGCTATCGCATTTTCAAAAGTTTCGGATGAAACCCCAAGATTATTGAGTTTAAGTTCAAGTTCAAATAGTGCTTGCTCTGTACTATATCCGTTGTCTTTCAACGTGTCTAAATAATCTAATAGGGAATACGCATCTGTTCCGGAAAGTTGAGTGGCGCGAACCAGACTAAGAATAGCATCTTCATATTCCTGGAATACCTTTAAGTCATCCTCTGTAAGCTTATTTCCGACTCCAAAAATATCCTTTAGCCATTCGTTCATAGCACCGGTAAAATCACCTTTTTGATATCCGAACACATTATCTTCCAAAAATTCCCCAAAGGTTTTATCTTCGCCACCGAACAGATTAACGCTTATCCATTTGCCAAGATTAAATCCCGCCATTGCAGCTGCTAAAACTGTCATGGAATCAGCAAAGCCTGCAACAAGTGTAGAGCCGAGTCCAGAACCGAAGAAGGTCTTCAATGCCCCGCCGGCTGTAGAAAGAACTGTTCCTAAGCCGCCAAAGATTGTTTTAAGTGCCCTGATAGAACTAACTACGCCGATTATTTTTTTAGAAAATTTAAGCGCGCCTTTTACCGCAAGAAAAGTTCCAAGTGCATATCCCAACGCTTCTGTTTGCTTATCGTCAAGCAGACTCAAAACTTTTGCAAGCGCTTCAAGAGCAACTGCTAAAGCGTTAATTAATGGAGCGCCAATGACGTTTACCATTACATCGAAAAAATCAACAAAGGCATCTCCGAAGCCCTGCGCAAATGGTTGAAAAACATCCCATACATCACCGATTGTTTTTACCAAAAAGCTCCAATCGACATTATTAATAAAGTTTGAAACTGTATCTTTTAGCTGACTTATTTTGTCCCATAGCCATTCCCAATCAACATCAATCACTCCGAATTTATCAAGTGCGGCAACAGTAAGACCTAGCCCAGTGGCTATCGAAGCATATGGATGCGCTGCTAACATAGCAATGCCTTTACCTATTGCTCCATCTTTTCCGAAAATACCTCCAAACCATGTAAGCCCTTTAAATGCTACGAAAGCAGTCAAGAGCTGTCCGAGAAAATATCCGATAGACTGTGCCTGTTCTGGTGAGAATGACGCGATAAACTCTTTAAACTTGTCAATCAGATCAGGGAGCTTGTTCACTCCGTCTGCCGCCTTGTCAAAGAAATCGTCAAAGAAATCAAGTAATCCTGTTCCGACATTCTCGGCAAACGGCTCTAACACATCCCATAATTGCACAAGGGAAGCATTGATTTTATCCCAGTTAATTTTTACAAGGAAATCGTTAAAAGTATTTATCAGACGCGGTAGTCCCTTTTCTCCAAGCGTCCACTTGCCAAGGGGAACCAAAAAATGCTTCCAGAAATCTTTCAGTGCTGTCCACGTGAAGTCTCTGAGCTGTTTCAATCCATTATTCCAGAGATTTTTCAAAGCTTTTGTTGTTGGTTCTGCGGCCTTCGCAAGTTTTTTGAATGCATCTGTAACCTTATTTGCGAACGCCATGGCCTTATTTTCCATAGAATTATAGGCGGCATCCCATTTCTTCTGGTATTCATTCAGAAGCTTATCCAACGCGTCATTGAGGATTCCTGCGTCAAGGGCAGATGTGTCAAGGGCAGGCGTTTTGATCTTAGAATTTGCAAGGTCTGACAGAGAATTGTCGCCTTTGCTCATAACCTCTAATTCATCATAGGACGCAAGGAACTGTTTGAGCTTCTTTGCGTTCTTGGCCGCATCTTTCAGGCTATTACTGGTATCTTTTGCTGAGCTGTCTACGTCTGAAATTCCAGAATCATCTATGGAATCAAGTGCATTCGAGAGATTTTCACTTCCACCACCGATAGAACCGAACATTTTTCCAATTTTGGTATCAACTCCAAGAAGTGAACCAATGTATGTCAGGAGTCTCTGGAATGCGATTACAAGGCCATTGATGTACGGTAATACTGCCGCAATGACTGGCATAAAGATGTTTCCTAATGCTCTGGCGCAGGATACCAAGTTTGCGCGAAGTATACGCAACTGGTTGGCTGGCATATTAATTGTATTTGCCATATCCGCCCATGCGTACCGGGCGGAATCCAGTATTACTATTGTTCTTAACATAGCCTTACTTGCCTGGTCCATCTTTGATACAGCTGTTTGCAGTCCAAGGTTCGAAGCATATTGCTGTAAATTTGCCACACGAATGTTTGCACCATATTTATCTACGGCACGGCTCATTCCTACTAATCCAGAGGATAAGTTTTCGTAAACTGTTTTAAAATCAAGGTTTTTAACAGATGCAAGGTCTGCACCGATCATAGTCAGCGCATTTGAAAGCTTTAATGCCTGCTCAGAAGTTGTTCCCATAGAGGACGACAACTGTGCAAACTGGCCTTGATAATTTAAAAGCATGGACGGATCAATGCCAAGTGACTTACCGGTTTTATTTGCGGTCAGAATCGCATTGTCAGAAACATCAAATCCAGACATTTTAGATGTAAGTTCTCTGGCTCTCTGGCTGAATGAATCTGCGTATGCTTCTGCAGAGTCATATCCTGCTTCCGACCAAGTTTTTCCTACTTTATCTGCCACCTGGCGGAACGCCGCTTGAAAGTAGTTATAATCTTCAAGAAAATTCATGGAACTTTCAATTGCACCTGTGAATTTTGTAGCTGCTGTTTTCAAAGCCCAAAACTTAGCCACCAAAGACGTAATGCTTGGAGCGCTTCTCTTTGCATTCGTCCCAACATTGCCTATGGCACTTCCAAGACTATTAACCTTCCGTACTGCCCCAGCTGCTCCCTGCCCTAATCGGCTAAACACATTTGATGTAGACCGTGCTGCCCTGCCAGCGTTTCCGCCTGCGCTTGATAATTGAGCAATAGCCTGCGTCATCTGTATAGTATTGCGGCTGATTTCTGGGGCGGTACTCATTGTCTGAAAAAATGATTTAAGACTATCTGCTAAATCTTCAAGATGCTCTGCTGTCTTTCCAGTTTTATCCCCTGCGTTCGCCAGTCGAGATATTGACTGAACAAACGTATTAATTGGTTGAGAGACGTTCCCTATTTGGAATGTAATTTTTCTAAGTCCTCTGCCAAGTTTTGGGAGCTTGGATATAACTATATCAATAGAACCACTTGAATTTGCCAATCTTGCCAGCGAAGAAACAAACCGGTTCACATTGTTTGATACGTCTGGAATATTGCTAAGACCAGATAATTCGGAAATCATGTTCTGAATCTTTCCAGATACATTATTTGTGGAGTTTAATGTTTCGTTCAGTCTGCGGGTTGCATTTACGAATGAGTTTAATCCGTTGTTTCTCAGGTTCAGGCTACCGAGCGCACTCATAGACTGAACAAACTGTTGCAATTGATTGTTTATCGTTGATAAATCAAGCCTGTCTAATTTAAGTGCTTGAACAGCAGAATTGACCGTGCCTACGGAAGCTGAAAAGTCTCTAAGATGCTTGATACTCTCAGACATACGGCTACTCAGACGATTCAGTTTATTGCATAAATCATCAATGGATTTACTTGCATTTGATACGTTACTGCTGACCTCTATCGCAAGGCTATCTATTGTGTTGTCAGGCATATAAGCACCTCCTTTATTTCAAAAAAATAAAGGGCAAGCAAGACTACTATTCATCCTGCTTGCCCTCTTCATTACCTATTTCAGATATATTTGCATTTGCCTGCCTGATAAGAAGTTCGTAGTAACGTTCTTCTTGTCTTAGTTCTGCTTCTGATTTCTTTGGCGTATTTGGATTATGTTTGACCCAATTATTTTGTTTTTCCTGCGTAATTGGTTTGCTCGGATAACTAACCTTTCTTGGAAATAGCGCACACGAAATGCTTGCTTTCATATACAGCCCGGTCAGCCATGACTGATAGTCCATGTTTATTAATTGCGACTGGATTTCTTCATTTTTTAAGATTCCATACTGTTCTATACGGATTCTTAGGTCTTTCAGGGTACTTCTGAGAAATTCTTTTCTTGACATCCCAATACGCACAGCCATTGGGTATAATTCATCCCAGATTATTTCGCTGTAGCTTTTTTCAGGTGATCTGTCGGCTTCTTCGGTGTTTTCTTCGCTTTCACAGAGTCCATCGCCGCATTCAAGTTGTCCATGAACGTTTCCAGACCTGTTAACTTGAAAAAACCGTCTTCCTCCATTTGTTCGATGCACATAGAAAAGATACCGTAGAAGTTGCCCTGCTCATCATCTTTATGCTCAGACATATACTGCGCTGCGAGTTTTTTGGCAGTATCTAAATCTGGGACAGTACCATCACCATCAGAATGATTGCCATGATATTGAAGTAATCCGGCATAGAACGCATTGAGTGCAGTGTTCGGAATGCTACTCATTCCAGAAACCATCTCCCTGAGACTCTTGTCCGTTCCGCCACTTGTGGAAACTAACATATTCATCACAGATTTCACGCAATCATCAAACAGTGATGCTTCAATCCCATATTCAAATTTGTAGTCTTTGCCGCCGATTTTTAAAACTTTATACATATTATTTGTCCTCCCAAATATGTTTAAATGCTGCTGTCAGTTGGAACTACTGCTTCACTCGGGCCGACGTACTCATTGATAGTAAGAGACATTTCAACGGTTAACAGACCGTTCTGATCTCTTGCCGGTTTAGGAATGATTGTCGGTGGCTCGATTTTTGTGAAGAATGCTTTCTTAAGAGACGGGAAGTACTCTTCATACCACATAGATTTTCCATCTGTTTTTCCTGTTTTATATTCGCTGATTAAGGTTTCCCATTCAGTGATAGTTTCATCAGTTACGTTCACAGTTACGTTGAATGTGCCACCTGTAGAACCACGTCCTGCAATAGTTCTTTCGACTTCATCTTCAAGTGCGGAAGCGTCGATTGTTTCTACATCAATTTTAATCTCATCAGAAGCATTGATTCTGTGAAGAAGTTTAAAAGCTGTCGGTTTAGTACCTGCTGTTGTTTCAACTGCATATCCAGTAAGCGAACCAACGGTACTTACGCCTGCTATATTTCCTTTTTCTGCCATATTCGGCTCCTTTCTGCTTTTTCAGCTATAAAATCACAATAAAAAAGAGCCATGTGGCTCTGATGCGTAACCCTGCATCCGGGAGATAAAAGGATCACCGTCCTTTCTATTCATCTGTGCCTGTTTTCAGTTCTGGAAGCCCTGCTACAGATGTAAGCAAGGATAAAACGCCGGAAAGAATGGATGCGGATACGACCATCTTCCAGTCAACGCTTCCAAGGACTGTCGCGGTTCCGATTGTTGCAACTGCTGTCTGAGCAATTGTCTTAACGGCTCTGATTCCCGCAGCTTTCAGCCATTGTAATTTATCTTTACTCATAGGGACACTCTCCTTTCTTTTTGGTATAAAAAATAGAAGCTGTTACGCTTCTAATAATTGCCCGGTGTAAATTCTGCTGTACCGGCTTATGATTCGTTTAAAACTTTTTTCAGAGTTCGCAACTTCTTCTGGCCCGTATGTCCGGCGAAATCCCATTGAAATCATAGCCTGATGGCTTTTGCTGTCGATTTCATATGCAGTCGATAAAGCCTTTGTTCCGGATGCGTAACTTTCCGTTTGGAACGAAAGAACTGTTGCGCATTCGTGACCTTCAAGACTTGTTGACTGCGTGGGATTCCCCATCATGAATAATCTGGCGTATTTTGTTTTGCCAGATGCTATTGTCTGGCTTTTCTCCATGGAAAAATTGCCTTTACCGACTGTTGATTGAATATCTTTGCTCCACCTAGAAAATACTTCTGATACTGGGTTATTGATCGCGTCTGGCATTTTATATCACCCTGTCTGTTCTAATAATACGGATTATTTCATTTATGTTTACGTAATTATTGATAAGTAAAACTGACAATCGTTCAAGTCTTCTTATTTCAGATTCAACATTTTCTGGAAACAAAGAATATATATTTCCGGAAATAGTGGTTCCGAGTGTTTCTTGAATTTCCTCAATTGAATTTGTTTTAAATACTGACATCAATATCGTGTCTGTGAAAACATTAGGAACATAATACCCTCTCAAAGAATAAGTAAATTTCTCTATTTCTGAGTTTTCGAACTGTATGTTTTTGATTTCTTTTTCGATTTGATTTGCACATTCTTTAAGAGGAATGTGCTCACCGTTGTAGGTAATTTGAATAATCACAGGGTTACCACTGGTTTTTCTATTAATATTCTTATTCTTTGTTTTTCCTTTAGAAGAAACAATTTCATTCACAATACGAATAATTTCATTTTCGCCAATTCCGGTAAACCATTCATTACTGATTTTGTAAGAATTAAGCTTTTTGTGTATTAAAGTTTCAACAGCATATCCGTTACTTAGCTCTCGACTTTGATACACTAATTTCAAATAAGGATTCCCTATCTTTAAATGTCTTAATCTGGTTTCAGGTTTAACTGACACACCAACTTTATAAGCATCTCCGGATTTCATTACGTAAACTTTTTCCATTGCATCCTCCCATGAAAAAAGCACCTGCCGTTTTGACAGATGCTTTTATATGTTACAGTATATCATTTTTAATGAATATGATTCCATATGATTGCATAGTATATTCGTGTTTCTTTATGAACCGAATACTTCTTTTGCAATTTTCCTAATACTCTGCATGATTTTTACGCTTGCCTTGTAAACCGGCATGGTGGCTTCGGTACCGTAAGAACGCACCCATTCGCCGGAATCGGCATAATAAACCCAAGAATCATTCTTTCCATTCCCTTGCCCGTATGAACCGATTGTGTAACCAAAATCTTGACCCTTGGGATGTGGACTGGTTCCTGCAGGAGTGTTGTAATGAATGCCCGACCCGAACTCTATGAACAATAGGCCTGTGCCTTCACATACTAAAGTTGCTTGTGAGTAATCGCCGAACGAATTGATTTTGATGTAGGTGTTATGGCTTTTGTCGGAATCACCTTGTGCCAAAGCCATGTTTTCGTCTATTACTGGGATTCCAAGCTCCACCAGCCTGCGAACAAATTCTTCATTCTTACTCACAAGTGACTTCTGATACGCCCTGAGTTGTTTTATCGCGTCCTGTATGGATTCATGCGACAGTTCCATTTTGATAGTCTTATTCGCCATCTGAGCCATCTCCTATATACTTGATGCCATACCGTGCCACATTTCCTCTTTGGGTATCAAGAATCTTTTTCAGACGGTAATCCGGCGGAACTGTAGGCTCCCCGCCTTCGCCTAAGATAAGTTCGCCTGCTTCGGTCAGTTCCGGTTTGCAGTCTATCCAGAACACATCTGCAATCTGCGGTTTAAAGCTACGGTCAAAATTCGTGATGTATCTGTCATAGTCCGGGACGTACCCGGCAGATAATTCTTCCGGCGTTCCGGCTGTTGCAGACACGGATAGGTAATGCAGTTCTGGATTCTGATATTTCTTGATTGTGTCTATTCCGTCAAGTTCTTCTGTCACCCTAGACCAGTATATTGTTTGCTTTTGCCGTTTTAATCCTCTCATATAGTTCTCCTTAAATGACGTATTTGTGATGATTGTATCTGACCGACTCTTGATTAACCTTTGCACTGTTCCTTATAAATAGGTAGAGGTTTTACGAAAGTTTTCCATTTTTTAATGAATTAAATGGGAAGACGGTTACTATTTTATCGAGCTGAAAAATATGTCCAATTAGTCCAATCGGCATCTCTTTTACGCCTTATTGCTATCTTGTCACTGCCGAATGAAAAAGCCAATTGTGCGCTATACGCTTTACTACCAGGGTTATGTTGTATAACGCAACACCCGTTGCTTCCCAAGTCAGGAAGCCCTTTAGGATTTGTTCCTGTATTTAAAATAAATGCAGATGGTGGATTATCTAAGTCATGTACTTCTTTTTCATAAATTGAAAACTGATTACTATTTAATTCATTAATCGCGCCCAGAATCGTTTTGTCGTTCGTCTGAAGCTTTGTAAACACTTTATCGGCAATTTTATTAAGGACAAAGTCTGACAGCTTGCTCAGCACACTCTTTTTCATTCCCGTACCATCATTGACCATAAATGCATCAGTATCGGCTAAGGTGCCTCTGTCGGTGTAATTCGCAGATTCCAGATTTTTCGTTTTGGTTTCCAAGGATGTTATGATCTCGGAATCCTCTCTCAAGTATGGTGCCATATCAATAGCCGGCCCAAGAGTGTCCCATATTTCTCCCGTCCATGCGACATTCATGCCTGCCTCTCCATAAATAGATTTTTCAGATATGTTATACATCCATCCAATCTTAGGAGATAACGGAAGTTGTGAAATATCTGATACGGAACCTTTGTATAAAAGTGGTGTTGCAATTCCTTCTACGTCTTCTGATACCTGTTTGATTTTTCCATTAAGAACACCATATACTTCAATCGGTGTTACTTTGCTTTGTTCGATCTTATCAGGCTTATACCACAATTTCTTACTCTCATCAAATTTGTAATACTCTCCAGTATCGGTCATAAAACATGATGAATTGTCAGCAACGTACAGAGGAAGCTTGTCTGAATCTTTCGCAAGTCCTTCATAATGACGTTTACCACCATCTTTGAAAACTCGGTGAATACTGCCAAGTTGCGGAAGCTGTTCGCCTGGTTTGTATTCTACATCATCAATGATTACTGTATTTTGTGCAACTGCCATAATAGTTCTCCTTTCACTTATCAATTCAAAATATAATCTTTTTCTTCATTTGTAAGAATTGAGAGATTTTCTATCTTTTCTTTTGTAATTTTGCGTGGGGTACTGTTGTACATACGTTTTAGACTCTCAACTAAAATTCTCATGAAATCACTCCTTCCAGAATCAGCTGTTCTGTGTATGCATCAACCATGGCGTTTGCGTACTCTGTCATTTCTGCAGTAGGCTCTTCGTCTCCTGCGTAATCAAGGTATTCGGATGGATTTTGCGATATTTCCTCTTGTGTATGTTTAAATGTCCGGAATATGTTTCCGTCATATTCATACATTTCTTCGGATTTTTTGCCTTGATTTTCAACTGTGACTTTCCGTTCATTCTGGCAAATTACAACATCCATTCCCTTTTCAAGAGGATACGTTGAAACTTCAAGCTGTGGCAAATTGAATCTCATTGTTTGCATGTGTAAGTCTCCTTTCAGTTTTGGATATTTTGGCTTCACAACGTTTTAAAATATAGGGTATATCGTATTTCTTTCTGAAATGTTTGGTATTTGAGTTTTTGATCGCGCCGTATCTTCCGACAAAGCTTTTGGCTGTCTGGTAATCAACATCTTTGTATCTGCGAAGCTGCATCTGTGCTTTCTTGGCTGTTCTGCGAAATCTAACAAAATTAGAAGAGCGAAGTGTAAGACTTTTTCTTGAAACTTTTCTCCCAAGAATATCAATATATCGGTTCCTAAGGTCGATAAAATTAAGTTTGTTCTTTAATTTTAGGCCCAGAAATCGTTCAATATATTCTTTGAATTTCTTTACTGTGTATTTTAAATCTTTTAGGCTTCTAAACAAAATCAGAATATCATCCATTTGAAACAATACATGGGATACTGCATTTATGGTTTTGCAGACACCATTCTTACATTTTCTGGTTTTCAAAATCATCTCGCTTGCAAAATGATAGGCATAACTCATATAATAATTGGCCAGATACTGACTGAGATAAGAACCAATGGAAAGGCCACCTAAAAATGTATCAATCAGAAAGAACACCAAATGCAAAATTCCAGGATTATCAACATCTCTGGACAAAAGATTTTTTAACTTCTTTTTCGGAATTGTCTCATAATATTGCTTTACATCATCCTGCCAAGCCCAACGTATGCTATGGTCACTAATCCATCTTTTAATTGCTTTTGCTCCAAAAACATTTCCTTTTTTCTTCAGTGCGCCACATTGATAAAAGCCTAGCTTTTTACGAAATAGTTCTTCCATAGCATATACAGCAATGTAATCATAAATCTGCTGTTTAATATCTTGTATTCCAATGTTCCTGATTTTTCCGTTGCATTTGTCAGTTTGCTTTCTATATCGGATTGGTTTTATGATATACTTTTTATGGATAATCTCCTGCTGAATGCCGTCAATTACTGTGTTAATGAGTCCATTCATCATACGGAAGTCTTTGCAGATCTTTTTTATAATGTCAAATGGGACACCCGAATATTCAGAAAACATCCGAACAACGTCCCCTCTGTCCATTTTCCCATGTAGACAATCTCTGACTGCTCTTCCAATCAATCGCCTATCCGTTATGTCTATTCTTTTACAGCATCTTTTCATATTTTCAAATTCCTTTAAAGGTTTATTTTACTCGTTTAAATTCCGAGGGACGTTCGGATTTCTACTAGCCCCAGTTTATGCCTTACGCATAAACTACCAGCTTCCTCGTCAGGTTACCGGTTCCCTTTTTGTTTCCTATTTAAGTACCTTATACGGTAATGAAATTTAATCCACGAAATGCCACACAAAAGTACCAGTGTACTAAATTATTTCGTCAAATTTATAAAAGCAGAGGGCGTAGTTCCAGTTCGCGTTCGAAACGTCGTTCCTGAGATTCGCGTACGAAAAACCCGCATTCGACTCGTTCCTCAGATTACCGCGCCGCATGTGTGACAAGTCCTATATACCATTTTTTATAGAGGGGCAGCCCCCTCTTTTGCTACGCAAAATTCACCCCTAAAAGGTTCGGAATTTAAACGCAGAGGGCGAAGCTCCAGTTCGCGCCCGAAACGCCGAACCAGAGATTCGCGAACGAAAAACCCGCACCCGACCCGTCCCTCAGACTACCGCGCCGCAATGCTTCTCTCCAACCAGTTCCCGTACCTCCGTTATATTCTCTGTCTCCAACTCCTACGGAATCTCCTGCGCCTTTAGTCCGCAATGTAATTACACCGGTTTTTAAGTCAATATTAATATCTCCAATCCAGCAATCATCCGAAGAACCCAAGTCAACCGTTACAACTTTAGTCCATCCAGTCCCGGTTGCTGACCATGCGGATTTTCCACGCACATAATAATCGACTGTGCTTGCGGATGTTTTGTTCCACAATTCATTCATGGATATATAATAAGCGCCAACCATATCTTCGACGCCACCGAGTTTGAACGGATAAATTCCGTCATTCGCAACATATCCGTCCGTACCTTGAACATTATCTGTTGTTCCAGAATGCAATGGCATCGAGCTGATATAGGTATCTGTTGTAATTGTCATTCCTGTCTTTTCAACATATACGTGACTATTTGCTGTACCCTCAATAACTTCTATTGCAGTTACTCTGACTTTATCTGCAATATTTCTCATCCAGGTAGCGCCACGGTCAAGATTATCCGTATGCCCCGTTGCATCTCCTATGGATACTGTTAAACCTACTTTGAAATTGTTTGCCTGAGCCGTTGGGAGAACTACATAATTTACATTTGTGTCTGCCTGTGCAACTTTATATTGGAAATTGTATCTAGTACAGCCTTGGAATATCTGCTGGCTGTTTTTGGTTGCATACTTAATCCACAACATGCACAGTAAGTAAGCAGTACGCTCAGAACCAGAGCCATGATAGCTAGTGCCCTTTTTCTGCAACTCTGTATTTCCTGATTGCACAGAAACAAAGTTGAAAATTGGATTTCCGGAAGAAGAATATAACATCCCGTCAATTTGTCCTGCATAATATTTTGTTAAGATTCCATATCCAAGTTCTTCATTACACCACGGAGTAACTGTTGTGCACTCTAATTCGGGGTGCGGTTTTGTCGCAAAATGAACGATATAATATGTGTCATATTCTTGAATTCCCCAGTAAGTTAAAGGAACCATAACTCCAACATCCACTTTTCCAGTACGTTTAAAGCCATTTCCGCCGTCAATTGCCACCGGGATTTTATTTTCGTTTTCATCAATAATAAAATTACAGTCCATTGTGCTAAATGCACTTCGATTCGCAAAATCATCACGATTTTTTGACGTTTCTGTGGACGGGGTTGCTTCCATCCCAACAGAGTCATTCATTTTTTCACCTTTGGGGTTCGTACTGGTACTATACCAATAAAATTTTGTAGAAAAGACTTCATCTGTTGCCATTTTTTGGTAAAAGTTTTTCCAATCAAATTTTGATACATCTGTTACCATTGTTTTTACTACTTTAAGAAGTGATAGAATTTCTTGTGAAGTTTTTTCCATTGCCACATCTACTGACACTTGTGCCATTTAATAAATCCTCCTATTTCCCATCGTCATAAGTCACTCGAAGTCCGCCAGACTCATTAATGCTAAGCGTGATTCCTTGCCCGTTTGCTTTCTTTTTTAACTCTTCCTGCAGATCAGCATTTAAAACATATCCAGAATCGTTCTGCAATTCGCTTGTTTTGCTTGGAATTACTGTAGTATCTGGCAATGCTCCAACTTCTTCAGCCGTATATGTCGGCTTACTCTGCTGTTTTACCCAATCTGCCAATTCGCTTGATTTAATGTAAAGTGACATATCAATCGGAGCGCCCATGGTGTCCCATACTACACCGTTCCATGCCACGTTCATTCCTGCTTCACCGTAAATAGATTTTTGTTCAATATTGTACATGTCTCCAATGCTCGGATTTTGTGGAAGTAAATCAGCGGTCGCAACGGTTCCTTTGTATATAACAGGCGTTTTTATTTTTGCCTCCATATCGGAAATCTGGCGTTTTAAAATTGCGTATACTTTTTTTGCCGTTAATGCCATGTGTTTTTTCTCCTTATAGTTTGTACCATGTGTCAGTAGGTTTGTGATATTCGTATAATTCAGAGGTATCAAGGCATAACGCCGAAGAACCGCTCTGTACATAGTGTGGGAGCTTTGATACATCTTTTGAAAGCCCCTCGTAATCACGAATCATACCTTTTGCATCTGTACATACCCAACTACCTAAATCCGGCAATTCATCACCGGGGTTGTACTGAATGCCGTCAAAAATAATTGTGTTTTCTGCTTTTGCCATCTATGCAATCATCCTTTCCGCCCCAATGGGAGCCACATATGTGAACTGGTTTCCTAAAATATCTCTGGCTGTGCCAATAACAAACTGTCCATAGTCGGACAGAATATTGCATACAAATTCCTCTGCGTCCACCCAGTATCGTTTCTTGACCATACGATGAAGTTCTGGCAATAGACCATAGCTGAACATCACGCAATGCCCTAACTCATGAATAAATACACGGTTCAGAAGTTCTCCATACAGGTTATTTGCAATTGAAATAATATGGGTAGAATAATCCGATACCCCAAGTGTTCTATTGCCTGTACGGTCAATTAACACGCTGTCATGCGGAGATACAAACTGCACTCTCCATAGGTCACCGTTCATGTAAAATTGTCTTAGCATGGCTTATCACCATCCTTTTCTCAACTAAAAAGCCCCTGCTACATTCCTGTAACAAGGGCCAAATTCATATTATATTCAGTTCATCTGCTGTATGAAACGTGTTAAGTCAGTCTTCATCTGCTGTCTGATTGATGCGTCTGCATCATCCCACATTTCTTTCATGTTGCGGATGATATCTTCTGTATACTCTTTCATGGAATCATCCATTTTTCTCTTGGATTCAGCGTCTTTGGAATCATGGTAATGTCTGCGATTCTCGCTGTATCTGTCGTAGGTTTCGCCATATCTGGACTGCTTATGGTTCATTCCATCCATTCTCATATCACTACGGTCTGGATGATATCCCATGCGGTACATGTTCTGTTCAAACTCTGGATTGTTCGGATATTCGCTTATCCAGTCATCATCCTGCATATGAAGATATGGCATATATCCCATGCGGCTTCCTCTGCCTTTCGGGGCAAATCTGCCATTAGAATAGCGATACCTGTCATATCCCATGCGTCCAAGATACTTCTCTTCCTGTTCGCATTCGTCCATAGCTTCTACGATTCTGTAATCTTTATCTGCGCAAATCGCACACTTTACAGCTTCCATGCAATCTTTCAGATCGTCCCAGTCTTGGGCACTGAGGTTATCAAAGCCATGTGCTTTAGCTTTCTCCATAGCCCATTTTCCCATTTCCATTGCAACTTTATGCATTACATTGCCCCCTTTCTGGCAGCCTGTGTAACAGGTGTGTCTGTCGTTGGGGCTGTACCATTAATTGCTGTTAAATTGTTACTCGGACTACAAGCTGGATTTCCCAACATTTTGAATACTCCGCCAGTTGCGCTTGTAGCTACTCTGGTTGCATACTTCGTTCTGGTTCTTATTCCGCAAGCCGTAACCTGTGCGCAGCAACGATTCTCTAGCGGATATAAAGTTGTTCCTGTTCCTACCTGAATCATTACCGGGGCGGTAATTGTGGTGGCTTCTGGTATACTTTGTGCGATCACAATGCAATACTTCTCTCCGTTGTTGTAACTGCCTGCTGGAAGTGTGATTACAAGATTGCCCCCTGTAAACGAAACAGCTTGACTGATTACAAGATGACTGCAAAGTTTACAAACATTCTTACAACTCATATTTTATACCTCTCAATCAAATAAGAGGTGAGCCGCAACCCACCTCTTAGAATTAGTCAACCTCTAAGGGTGAGTTACTTAGCAGCATCCACTGTTGCATCCGCATCCGCCGTAATAGGTATTCGGATTAGGAACAACGTATGCCGGGATGGCTGCCGGATTAATTGCATTGATTAACTGCTGAGTCTGTGAAGCCATAGCAGTTGTAAGCAATGCGGACTGACGATCCTGAGATGCAGCACGTTTCAGATCAGTATTTTCTGCCTGTAATGTTGCAATCTTATCCTGAGTCAGGAAATCAAGGATTGCTCTTGTATTGCTGTTCTGGTTTTCCAGAAGGTCTCTAGTGTTATTGTTCATTGTGTTCTGGAGAGCACAAGTGTTGGTAGCCATGTTGTAGTTTACACCCTGGATAGCTTCTCTTGTTTCACAGCAACAGTTTGCTAACTGAGACTGCAATGCATTGGTGTTCTGCATATTAGCCACTGTGTCAGCATTAATTGCCTGCTGAACGCCATTGAAGCCCTGAAGCATTCCAACGTTTACGCCGTTAAAGCCGCTCTGCATGGTATTGTTAAGAGAATATGTGCTGTCACAGATACCCTGCTGAATACCTCTGATACCATTCTGAATATCATTAAGGGCAAATTCCTCATTAATATCTGAACGGGTAGCCCATCCTTGGAATCCGGCACCGTTCGCACCGTTTCCACCATTGCCACCGAAGCCGCCGCCCCAGCCGCCGAAACCTCCCCATCCAAAGATAGCAAAGATCAGGACAAGCCAGATAAGTGAAAAGCCATCACCGCCCCACATATCATTGGCGCGATTATTAGAGCCTGTAGCGGCAGCAATGTCGCTAAGACTGTAATTAGAACCATTCATCATGTTTTTAGTCTCCTTAAATTTTATTTACAATAGGAGACATCCGCGGCTGTCGTCCCAAATTGTAGCGATTCTGAATCACCCAATTATGGGGAAGTGTTATAATCCAAGGAATTTCTGGATAATTCCATCTGGTGATAAATGTTTTTCTTCAAAAACATTCTGTTGAATTTGATGCAATTGACTTGTGTCACCTTTTTTATATAAATCCAATGCGTTTTTTAATGTTGGATTATTTCCTGCAAATTTACTCATATCGTTCATCATGTTGTCAACACTTCCGAACCTCTGAGAAATCATTCTTTCAAGTTGCTTTTTCATCATGGCGTTTGGGTTGAAATTCATCTCTGCCTACCTCCATTCTGCTTAGGTTCCGATGTCCCCGACATCTGTGTCGGAAACATATTCTTTATTTCAGAAATCTCCGAACAAACATCATTCCGAAGTTGATTAAACATTGCTTCAATGTCAATCTGCTTTTCATCTTGCTTAGATTGCTGTTCATCTGGATTTACGAGTCGGTAAACAAAAATCCTGCTCCTTCCATCGGATTGAAGCTGTTTTCTGTAAATTTCAGTTCCGTCTGTTTTTGGATAGTAAACAGGATTGCCGGACATATCCACATCTTTAGCCTTTACAGTATCAATTCCATCCACCATCTGTCCTTGAAGCATAGGTGATTGTGGAACCGGCTGTAACTGTTGCATCTGTATTTGACCATAAGGCATTGCCTGCTGATAATTATTCTGCAATTGCGCTAGCCTGTCCTGATACGGCTGTATTTGTCCGTATGGATTGTTTATCATTGGCTGTTGTGGATAATACGGGTATCCTGCCATAATCTGTTCCTCCTGTCCGGGATTCAAGAATCATGTCCATATCATCTATGGAACGATGCTTTTCCCATATACCCTCGTAAGGGTTTCTTAACATAATCATTGTGTTTTCTCCTATGATTATATTATATAGGAAGGAACTCTGTTTTTGAACGTCACTATTTCGCCACGTTTTCGCCATAATACAAAGAAAAGCCCCGACAATACATCGGGGCAACTTTAGAAATTTTCTTCTTTATTCTTTTATTAATTCGGTCTATGGTTCTTGGACTATACCCCATAAGTTCAGATGCTTCCCATAGTGTCTTTTCGCCATAGGCCCGTAATCGAAACAGTTTTTCTTCTCTGGAATCGAATCCTGCTTCTTTTAAGTAAAATTTTCTTTCATCTTCTGAAAAGTCTGTATAATTCATATTTCCACCGTCCTCCCTTACAAGTGGAATCAAACTGGAAGAATGCCTTTTAACATAAATCCGATAACTGCGCTGACAATTGCCGTAATAACACATACAATAATTGTATCATAGCGCTTTCCTGGAACTGCCATGAGAGTTTTTATATTGTTATTCATCTCATCTACAGTTGACTTGATATGATTCAAGTCGTTTTCACTTAATGCCGTTTTTCTTTCCAGTTCCCCGATACGCTCATAAAACTCTTTATTGCGGTCGGATTGTCTTTCTTGCATCTTCCGAAGATTATCTTCTAATTCTGCTATGCGGTGTTCATTAAAACATTCGTGTTCACATCCCATCGCCAGTTCCTTTCTTCACTCCCTTAACATTTGCTTTTCCCTACTGAATATAAGCAACCCAGCGGCACTCCGGGAGGACAAAAAATACTGTGCCACGTGACCCAACCATCTTATTATAAACTTCCTGCAAATGGAAAAACGCCATGATTAATATAAATTTCGGTTTCAGATTCCCAGTTTCGACTTACTGAATTTTCAGAGTGCGATTCTTGGAACTCGGCTCCCTGTTTCACAAGGAAATAGAGAGCCAGATCAAATATACAATCATAGCAATATTCCATATCGGTGTTGATTTTTTCCTCTGTATATCCAGACGGATAGTTGCGCTTCTTTTTGAATGAACGAATTGCGCGTTTTACAGACAAAGAAATCATACCGTCAGTTTCCGCATCATCGGATAGATACTCTTTCAGATCATTTACAAGCCGTTCGTCCATTTAAGATCACCTACCCTTGCTGAGATAAAATTTCCGAGATAATACCAGCCTTGTTTGTAGATATCAGGGCATAGCCATTGTCACTTGCGAGCTGTTTCAGTTGAACTACTGTCATGCTTGACAACTCGCTTTCTGTATACTTGTGTTTTGAAGCATCATTAACACTTGCTACAGATGGTGACTGGCTGTTCTTGTCGAGACTATGCCCGTTTATTCCCCCGCTTTGGTACCGATTACGATACCGCCATTAGCTTTTGCTGCTACTGGAACAAACATACCTGATGCTTTAGTCCAAACTGCAACTGGGTCTTGTGTAGCCCACATGGACAGTGTTACGAAGGAGCGATTTTCTTCCTGAATGAACTGTCTGTACTCAAGTTCCTCTGGTGTTACGCCCCAGAGTCCAGTACCAAATGAACCGTTCGGCTCTGCTTCATACAGAGTGAATACATCCTCTTTGAAGTATCTTCCTGTTTTGAGTGAGCCATCTGCTTTTCTGAATCTGAATTTCTCGTCGCAACGATCAATTGTGATTCCGTATTCCTGCATAAGCAGATTAGCAAGTTCCTGCTTAGTAAGGAGGCGTTTGTTTGCTGCTCCCAGAACTGCGGTCTGCATTGCAGTGTTGTTTCTCATGTAATTAATCATTTTAAGTGATGTCAGGGCTTTGTTTACCACAAATCCATTATCTTCTGCAATAGCGACCATCTTCTGGATATCACCCATGATATCTGCATCTGGTTTAGACCAGTCTGTCATTTCTACTTTTGCATCGGACGGAACACCATAATCAATGCTCATATCCACATTGTTCTCTTTGACTTTTACTGCGCCAGTAGAAAGGAACTGGCCTTTCATGACATTTGCTCTAGCAACAACACCCTCAAACAGGTTGGCTGCATCATCAAATACAAATTTCTTTAAGTTCTCGTCATCCGGCACACCGTTTTCGATTGCCTGCTGTAATCTCTCAGACTGATTAATTTTTCTCTTAATAAAGAGTTTTTCAGTCAGGACTTTTTCGAATCCCGGTCTGGAACCAATTTCCGCTTCGGTATCAAGAGCGTGAACGAATGCTACCTCCGGCAGTCTCTGTCCAGCCATAAGTCTGTAGTATTCAGCTTTCAGGTACTGAGTTTTAACATCCGGGAAAATGGTATCAAGGATACCCGGCCTTTTTACGCTGAAATCCTGAGAAAAGTTAAGTCTTTCTTCCGGTGTGATTGATTCTAAAATATTAAATGGCATCTGCTGTACCTCCTTAAAATTCTGGGTCTGTAGTAGTCACAAAAACGATACCTGATTTTTCAAGCTCTGTTTTTGCAGTGGTTTCTACTGTTACCGGAAGTCTTTTTTCAAGAACACGTCCTGCAACAATTACGGAAATCGGTCTCTTAGCATCGTCCGTCATATCAACATCTTCAAACACGATGCCTTTAGCACCAGTTGCGTTTGTCGGATATACAGAACCTGCTTTGATAATCTTCTTGGTTCCAACGGTTTCAGCATTTGTCTGTTCTGCTGTATAGGTTTTAAGTACCAGTCCTACCTCGGATTCGAGGATATTAGGTGTGGATTCGTACTGCTCTGTTTTCATAAAAGCCATAATCTAAATCTCCTTTTCTTAAATATTTACTGGGGCATTATCGTCTGCCGGTTTATTTTCTGGACACATTTTTGCTGAGTACGCTTTTGCATATTCAGATGCTTCACTTTTCTTTTCTGGTCCTCCACTAGATTTACCGCCGCCCGGATTAGGTGTGTTTTCAAGGGCTTCTTTTTCCCATGCAGCTTTTGCGGTATCAAGCGTTGATTTATTTACTTCGGAAATTCCATCAACAAAAGTCTGGGCTTCTTTGAGTGCATCTTCAGCATCCATATTTGAAAATGCTTTGATTGCTCCCACATAGGCATCTCCTTTCATTCCTGCGCTTGCAAAAATAGAAGTAATTTTGCCTGTCAGAGCTTCTTTCTGGGAAGTTGCAAGTGCAGATTCAAGGTCAGAAATTCTTTTTTCGTTTGCAGCTTTTTCTTTCTGACGTTCCAGTTCTGCTTTCTCAGCTTCAGTCATGTTCTGTTTTTTTAATTCTTCCAGTTCTTTTTCCAGTGCTTCTGCTTTATCAGCCTGTTCTTTTGCTTTCTGGGCTTTTGCTTTTTCTTTAGCCACATCAGAATTTGACTGATTCAGAAAAGAAGTAATCTGGTCATCGGTTGCATCTGGAAAAATCCTTTTAACATCTTCTCTTGTCATTGAAATCTCCTGTCACCAATACGCTTTTTTACGCTGTTCGCTCAGCCCAAGGTGTCTCCCATGTTCACGCTGTCGGGTTGCATATTTTTTAATAAAAAAGAGACGATTTTACTCGTCTCTAAATTAACTGTATTGAATTGAGCACCGGCAATTCACAATCTCGTCTGCCGAAGCTCCTAATGAGGTATCTTTGGGAAATTGTAGCAAGCTATCTCCAACCGAGAACGGCTCACCAATCGGGAGCGTGGTTCCTCCAACTTCAAGGTGGGTCTTTCGTTCTCTTTTGTCTCCTACGTCAATCCATTTCTTTTTTGTCTTTCCTGATTTCACAGCCTTCGAATACTGTCTGTAATTCAGTATCGAATTAGCTTCACACTCTGAAATAAACATTGCCCGGTCATTTGACAGGTAATAATCATCAGTAATGCTTTTATCTTCAGAAGAAAGTCTTTCGAATGTTGTATCAATAATTTGCTTTGTTATATCAACGGCATATTGCTTGATGTATGTATCTATAAGCATATACGAAGCAATTACATCCAGATATTTGTCGTAAAATTGAGTCTGGATGTATTCTCGTTTCGTTTCTCCGCTTTCTATGGTTGTTTCTATCAACGCCAAAATATAAAGGACAACTTCTTCCATTTGTTCGGAAAAAGCTATCCTTTCTTGTTTTTCTTTGTCTGATATCGACATTTTGCTGAAATATTCTTTATATGGTTCGCTTCTGCGATTGTTAGGTCTGATATTTAATTCATCATATGACGAAACACTCATTCTGAAATCACATCCTTATTAAAGCCATTCAGCAAATCTTTCGCTTTTTGCAGTTCTGAGTCTGGGTCTGCCAATTCCGGGTAAATGGTTCCAAGATACGGTAAACTCATTTCATATACTTTTTGCGGATCACTAAATAATCCGCAAGTAATCAGCGCAATAAGCGGATGAATTTTATTTTTAAACAAATAATCAAGCGCCTGTGCTTTAACAAGCATGTTATCAGTCGGGTTTCTGGTGATTTTTACATCAAAATCTCTGGTTGAAATATTTACATCCATTGATGTTTTTCGAATGATATTCAAAATGATTCTGGCAGATGCCTTTTCAGCTTCTTTTGTGAACGCTTCTACCAATTTTGCGTCTCTCTCTGCGAAATCCCAACCATTCCTCAGATATACTGCATTGCCTGTATCTCCACCGGTATTGCTTTGCCGGTTTGGCATCGCTTCTACAATCAACATATTGTTGTAAATATCATCTTTTGCAACCTGGCTCTCTGACTGATTTAGTTCGGCGGTCATTAAATCAACGTCTGATTGCGTTCCATTCCCGACGTCTTTTACAGATACAGCACCGAGTTTTATCATTTTTACAAATTCGGATTCATCAATCTCGCAGTTTTTAAATTTCATCAGGGCTTGCACGAACTGTTCAACCCCATTCAGTCTGTCAGATTGATATTTGTTGATTGCGTCGTACATTGTAATCGCAATTTCAATGTCGGAAAGTCTGTCGTGATTATTCGGATATTCAATGATAGGAATACCGCCAAAACCATTGATTCCAGATTCTGTTACCGCTCCATTTTGAATTTTGAAATACTGTCTGGAAGAATAACACTGGTAATACTGCTGATTGTCCTCGTCTTTTAAAATCTGGACGGAAAGCATTGGTTTGCCCGTGATGCTCGAATAAACAATATATACATCCTGCGGCGATGGAATAAATATTCTAAATGGCGGTAAATCTCCGTTTTCTGTCCATTCATCTTCTCTCAGAATTGCTTTATATGCAGTTCCTACCGCACTCTGGTATATTCCTAATTGAATGTTTCTGGCATCTGCATTAGCTTCATCCAGATAATCATTGAACCGGTCAACTTGTTCATTTATTTTTTCACTTGCTTTTTTCTTTTTGCAGACATACTGAATAGGTTCTCCGTATATCTGCCCTGCCTTGAATTTGACTGTTTCAAGGGCATGATTCTCAACAACTTTATTGTTGACCTCTGGGCGAACAAGTTTCTCACGATATAGAATCGGCTGGTCGCCTTTGTAATATCTGTATAGATAATCTATCAATGTTCTGTTCCTGTTGTGGATTCCAATTGTATCAGAAAGAACCTGTGCCACATTCTGGGGAGTAATCTGGTCTACGCCAGTATAGGCAATCTTTCTGCCAAACTCTCCTTGGCATAGGTCAACAAAGTTTATTTTGTTTCTCCCCACTGCCTGTCCTCCTATTTTTCTGCATGAAAAAAGCACCAAGGTTCGACCTCAGCGCTTATTTTACAGCTTATATTATATAATATATTATCAATATGATTCCATATGATTGCATACTATCTTTTGAATCCTTTTACTTTTTTGACTGATTCAATTGCTTTCAAATGGCAAGAACGGATGTGCTGAATTGAATATCCCATTTCGTCAGCTACTGTAACAAGACTTTTGTATTCCACATATTTTTTGTGCAGCAACTGAGAATATAGAGAATTATCAAGGCTATTAATGGTGCTTGATACTTCCTGCTGAATATCTGACATTTCGGAAATATCTTTAGCAATTTCTTGTTGCAGATCGGCAATCTTTACGATTGTATCGCCTACATGATCTTTTGTACCGGATGTTTGAACTTTTTCTCCGGTTGAAAAAGAAGATAAACTTGTAGCCAGCATTCTGAGCTGATATTCTTCAGAAATTTTGTTTTCGATTTTTCTCTTATAATCACGAACTTGTTCTAAATATTCTCTTGTGGTCATATTATCTCCTTCCCCAAAATGGATTGCGCATTGCAGTTGCTTTTCCGCCTAATGGATTCTGCACGTACTCTGCCATCATTGCCAAGCTGTCCGGGCCATCATCGTGAGCTACTTTTGCCCTTGTGGTATATGTGGTTACATTTGCCATAAATAATCCGTAGTCGGATTTTGGTTTATACTGGCTTGGATGCAAAAAATAAAAATGTTTTGATATGTAATCAGAATTTACAAGAATTTTTGTTTCTTTATTTGCTTGCGTAGGTCTTGTTTCGATATCCGCTCGGCATTTCCCTGAGATTATCTTTTGAATGTTGTGCGCAACACGATTTCCTACGTTATTTGACTCGAATCTGATTTTATGCGGATTGTGTTTTATCAAGATATCAGCAGTCTTTCTGTCCAGGATGTCGTAATCTGTGGTATCATCGAAAACAACGTCCGGGATAAAAAATTTATCCCCATATTGATATGCAATAGGTAATGATTCAAAATCTGTACCTTTATCTTTTGTATCGCATACTGCCCATATCGCATCCGCTTCTCTATCTGGAATAATTATGTATTCATCAGTACATCCATCTGGTACGTCATCTTTATGAAAGAAAAATCTTTTCAATTTGTCTGGCGGAAGCAACAATCCTTCACGTTCTACCGGTTGCTGCATATACAAACAGTTAAAAGAAATTTCATCCATGGACTCTTTCGCGTCATTAAAATATTTTTCAGAAAAGCCATTTACTGTGAATAAAAAATTGCTTTTGCCATTCTCATCAAGTGCCGGTACTGCTATGAACCTCGCTCTAGGGTTCCCGGCGTATAACTGCTGTAGCTTTCCGATAGGGTCATGCACTGACCATCTGGTAGCAATGTAAAACTCTTTGCACCCTTCAAGTCTACGGGAACGTAAGTCATTTACTACTTTTGTCCATAAGGTATCCAGTCGATTCTTGTTCAGTGCTTCTTCGATGCCAGACACAAGGTCATCGGCGGTAAGGAATCGGTTGCATCGGGTCGCACCAGTCAGAGAACCATCAATTGAACGGAACGTCCAAGTTTTAAAACGTCCATTTCTTTCAAGGTTTACTGTCGTTTCTTTTGCATTTGTTCCCTGCATTTCAACATTCGGAAAAACCTCATGCCATGTGTACTCAACCGGATCATTGATGATTTCCAGAACTCCATCATAAAGTGAACGTGTCAAAATACTACTGTGCGCTGATGACAGGTTGAAATCATTCGGAAACCACCCGCCTACCAGAGACAGAAAGAAATCTTCAAGAGTAGATTTTCCGCAACCGGGTGGTACGCTCAGCGCAAATATATCAAGTTTATCATCCATCAAATCTTGTAATGAGCCTATAATGTTATGCTGCATGAATACGCTTCTTCTTGGCTCATAGAATCTTTCTTTTGGGATTCTATTCTTCTCGAGATATAATAATCCACTGTCTACTTGATGGTTCTGTGCTTCCAACAGCAAATATTTCCAGTAAATATCGTCAAAATCTCCACTCCCAGTAATAGCAGCTTGCCTTTCTGCGATATTGTGTGCATACTGGCTTACCTTTATTCCCATCTGTTGCGCATCTGGATTATCCTTGAAAGGAAGGTCAATATTCATATTCAAAAGTAAATCAAGGCAGTCCTTCTGATTTTGACAGACTGTCATATCATCATTAATGATTTGATTTAAAATTGCCCGATACCATTCAATCGAACCTTCTGTGAATTTTTGCATAAAAATAGAGCCAGACCTCCTTTCTTTTTAGGATTTAGTCTGGCTCTCGTGTGGCTCTTTGACTGGTTTATTTATTAAATTCCGTAAAAATATTTTCAATTACTTTCCATTCTGCGAATATTGCCATGAACAATAACGGAACCGCCGAAAGTCCCCAATGATTTTCAATTGTCACTTGAATTGTGGCTATCAAATAATCTGCTACCCATTTGAATATTATGAAATTCACAATTATCCAACATATTTTTCTGATTTTGTTCATTTGGTCACGCTTTCTTGACCGGCCATTCAAAGCCAAAATCTGAACGTTTGATTTTGCATTGTGGGCTTCCGTCTTTCCAGAAAACTAATCCTTCTATCTCGTGTTCAGAAAGATATTTCTTGATTCCCTCGAATGTTCTTTCGACTTCAACGATTTCTTTGCCGTGTTTTATCAAGGCATCGTAATCATCATTATACGGATTGCCATGAAAATGTTTTCCGTAAGCTTCATATGTGCCATCCGGCAATTTAAGGCCTTGATTTGTCCACATTGAAGTTACATAATACGCTTCTGCAAACCACTTATCAGACGGATTATTCTCATCAACCTTTACCCATCCCGGCCAATGACCTGTAATGGAATCTGGCTCACAACAAGGGATAAATCCCTCTGGTGGTATTTTGTCTTTCTTGCAGTCATATCTTTTATAATATTCTCCGTCAATTATCGCGCAGCAAGAACCGTCGTATTTGACTGTTGCAACACCTTCTCCTTTAAGTACCCATTCCATGCCCGGATGCACTTTCGGAAGAACCTTTACAACCTTATGGTCTTTAAATTCTCGCTCAAATAATGTTGGTATCTTTTTCATTTACTCACCTCACAATACTTCTAAGTGAATCCCACCACTCGTCTTTTTTATTTATATCTTCTACTCGTTCAAACATAAATTTCAACTTATAAATACCTGATTCTGATACAACAGATTCCGTATGCATGAGTTTGAATTTTCTTTTAAGATATCCAATTTCAAGAATGCATTCCTTCGGAAGATCAGTGTAATTCACGACGCATTCTACCCAAATAATCCGTCTGCCTTCTTCATGATGTACTTCAATGTCAGCTAGTGCATTAATGATTTTTTCATCAATAATCTTAATTGGATAGTTCACTACACCATATTTTTTCATACATTCACCTCGAACTCTTTCTTGCAGTTGCTACCCTTGCATTTATACGGCATCCGATAAATCTTTGTGGTCGGGAAAATCTTTAAGGCTTTCTTTCCACAAAACGGACAAATCACCCAATTTGTACCATTTTCCATTTTAATTTGCGCTGTTCCATCCCATGGCTCTGGAGGATTCGTATATTCAGAGAAGTCTACTCCCTCTGATTCAAATGCTGATTTGATACTCATTATTTCTCCTGTTCTTTTTATGCTTAATACCTTTATGTTTCCGTTTGAGATAAATCCTCATTTTACTTCTTGTGTTTTTTCTGAATTGATTATTGAATTTTCTTTTTCTCTTTCTCCCGGCAATCTGCCTTATTTTATGTTTTCCATGCATTTTAAGATAATTATTACAATACGGAACAATGCACATATCGTTCATTAAAGGAGAAAAATATTTTTTTGGTACAGTTTCTATCAAAGGAATATTACGTAGACGCATATTATCTTTCACACTTTCTCACTCCTTTTCGCCCATTCTTCTTCCAGCTTTGTAACAATCTGCTATATATGTTCTATGTACATCTTCCATACCATTAATAGCTTTTCTCATTGCTTCTGCCATTTTTTTCATCATAATATGTATTTCTAATGTGTAGCTTGTTTTCACGCGGATTAACACATATTGAATCTTCTAACAACGGATAATTTTCACCTAAGAACACAGGCATATCTCCAAAGCCATTCATTGAAAGTTCATCAAGCATATTTAATAATCGGCTAACAGTAATTTGATTATCCATAATATCAACTCACCCCATGAGCCTTTCTCAAATTTGCGTATCGGTCAATCAGAACGTCAAGTGTTGTATGTAACTGGTTAATCGTGATGCAATCGGACTGGTGCCGTTCACTATACCATTGTTTACTGTGATCCGTATCAGATTGAGAAGATATCAGTGGTGATTGTGTCTCCCAAACGCCTTTCATAACTTCTCTGGTTTGCAACTCATTTGTATATGCCATAACAATCGAATTGGCTTTTTCGAGTTTTTCTTCAAGTTCTTTGTTTTTTACTGCAAGTCTTTTATTTTCCTTTTCCAATTCCAAAATTTTTTTTACTTTCAACACCATTCACCTGAAATTCCCTCCCGCTAAATTTTTGTAAAAATTTCCATGTCGTAGTTGTCTCTGATATAATCCGAGCATTCAGACAACTTTTCTTTTAAGAAAGGGTCATTTGCAATGTCTGGATGTATGTTTAATATACAGCTATCCTTTTTACCGTCTTTCTGAAATTTCTTCCAGTCAAATGTCATTACGAACAACGGAATTGCTTTGAGATTTTTGGTCTTGTATCTTATGTATAGATTAAAAAATTTATTAAACATGGAAATCTCCCCTCTTTAATTACGCCGTCTTTTCAAATAAATCAAGAATAAACTCCCGTCCCATCTGTGTAATCCGTCTATGGTAGATCACTTTCCCAGAGTCCAGAACTTCCTGTTTGATTTCTTCATATCCGCAATTACTATACTGTGAGAACATCACCCACGTACCATTTACCTGATACTGTATCTTTTTCTCTGCCAGAATCCGATTTAGCTGTATTGCTGATTTCAGTCCCAGTTCTTTTGCAATCTCAGTAATAGTATATGTCTTATTTACGTGCATCAAAATAGCATTCTTTCTCTCGGCTTCCACTCTCGCAGCACGTTCTTCTTTCAGTTTGGTTAGAAGTTCAATGCCGAAGTCCGGATTATTCAGAATGTTATCAATGACATTGTCCGTGGCATATATGCCATGCTTACGGATAGTCTTCAGAATCTCTTTGACTTCTTTCTTGAACTGTTTGGCAATCGGCTTTCTGGACTGCATTAAGACTTCGTAGAGTCCGTTCTCGGTAAGGAACCATGTCCCATTCCCGCCGGTTCTATTTTCAAAGTAAACATTATTTACTTTGACTTTCTCATCCTCATCTACAGATTCAATCATTACTGATGGCTTGCTGTGTTCAATCCACTCCGCTACATCTTTTGCTAAGAATAGTGGTTCCTCTGCCGTTCCGTATACTCGAAACTGTTTTCCTAATACTTCCTGCTCATTCAATACTTTCAGTTCATTCATTTCTCTCTTTCCTCCCTGTGTTTCATCTGACATTCAATCATCTTCGCTATGTTCTCACGTTCCTGTCGTATCCCGTGCCCTTGACGAAATAATTCACATTCAATGATATTACCGCATCTGGAACACTCGTCTTTAATTTCTTTTCCTGCTATTTGCATTCCCATCCATCCTGTACCATTTTAGGCTTATATTCTTTTTCGGTATATCCTTCGCCGTTGCACAAATCACAAGTGACTTTTGTTTCTTCATACCTGTCGCGGCATTCCCAGTATTGCGCACGATTTATCATTTTTATAACAATTCCTTCTCCATAGCATTTCGGGCATCTATGGATTTTGTTTCCCTGTATTCGTTTTACAAGGTCATCAAGAGTTGTTTTTCCACCATAGTCATCTCTCAAACATATTGCTTCATGAATTTTCATTTTCTACATCCTCCCAAAATTCGCAAACACAATCTGGTTCCGTAAAATCAGCGCAGTGTTCACTGTCGCCGTTGAAACATACCCATGTAAAATCGTCATGTTTCTTACATGTTTTACAACACTTTTCTTTTTGCATAATTAACCTCAATTTAAAAAAGTCCAGTGTGCCGACTTGAACGGCATAAATCTCCCAACGAGAAACACTGGAACCGCACGAAGTAAGAGAAAAATTCCAATGATTGCAGTTCATTGGAATCGGAAAGGATGGATTCGAACCATCAAAGCCTAGTCTACGGCCAGGCCGTTCCCCAGTTACTTCTACTTTCCGAATAACCCGGAAACCCCGGGTTAGCAATATGTTTATTGTGTTATGCTTTCCACTAGGCAATTTTTCATAACTTGGACTATCGTATTTTTGCCAACCTGACGGCTTTTTTGGTAACCGTGGTATGCTCCACGGAGTTGTTTTCGGATTTTGGAAAATACTTCCTGTGTTTGTCTCTTGAAAACTTCCTGTCCTCAACGTGCACCTATTGACGACAATTTAACTCGGAGACTGTGCCGAACGGGAGATCATCTTCGTCAAACAGGCTGTGCCGTTACACACCTTTCATGAAAATAATCCACATACACTCATTCAGCAGTTTTTTCTGTCCATTAAACGGATAGACAGCATATGGAAGAAATGGAAACTACAGGACTCGAACCTGTGACTTGTCGGTTATGAGCCGACCGTTCTGCCAACTGAACTAAGTTTCCTGAGCAGAGGGCTGTTGCAGTTCTTTCCCTCGCAACTGCAACAAAGGGATTGAGACTGTTGATTTCTGCGTTCTGCAGAATCCATCCGGGGCATTTGAAGCCCCTTTAATCATCTCCGTTGGGATAGATGGAACCAATTCGGAGGGGTCATATCATCATGGAAAATAATACAACCAGCTAGGCTAGTGGGATTCGAACCCACGAATACAGCAATCAAAATGCTGTGTCTTACCGCTTGACGATAGCCCATTATTCGACCGGGAAAGTCCCGGTCTAGTGATAGTGATATATTTTATAAGATTTTAGAAAGCATCATGGCTATATTTGTATTGTTAAGTCCGCGCCAGTTACTTTGCAATGGGCGGGAAAAGTTGTATTCTCCATTGAGTTTCACCAACGCAGACCTAAGCTACTCTGGATGCCTCGACCTGTCAGATTCAAAGGCTTTCCCTAACCTGAGAACGGCAGGTTTCTGATTTTCTTGTATTTTCACCCGTTCAATCAGTATAGTGAACAGGGGAATTTGTATTGTGAATGCTAACCACATTGGGTTCTCCTTATAATCTAAAAATCACAACTGCATTAACTGCGAAACATATTTCCATTAATATAAATACTGCCGTCGCTATTGGATTGCTTTTCTTTTCGGCTTCGTCCTGTGATATGAGGAATGCCAAGACCAATGTAAAAAAAGCAATATCTAACATGGCTGCTACGAATTTTGCTAAAATCATTCTCTTTGTTCCTCTCCGATCATGAAATCAAGAATCTTACCGGCGGTTTCGTCTTCTGGCTCAAATGGTAAACCGCAGGTGCAATACTTCTCAATCGCTGTTTTAAGGCTTGCTTTGAAACCATTGTAAACTTCTCCGTGTGTCATAAGTTCGTTCCTTAAAATGGCTATCGCGTGCGTAATAGTTGTAGAATTAGTATTGCTCATTCTTCAAGTCCTCCATTTCTTTCACGCTAATCCCGACTATCCCGGCGCTATCTTTGCTGTCTGTGGCTTTAAAGTGCGCTTTAGGATGTTGTGGGTACATGAACTCAAACATAAGGTAATTTGCCGCATCCACAAGGTATTCTGTATTCCCGGTGGAATTGTATTTCTCAATGCATCGTTCCATGGACGGAAGCGCCTGTACATTCCCGGTTTTATAGTTCTTTCTGGCGGGTCCGTATTTATGATAACTTACCTCAACTCGATTCTTACGAAGTTCATCAAAGCGTTCACTGTATTCTTCTGACATATAAAAACCTCTTTTTTATTTTTTTGAGAAAAATTGAGTCGGCGTTTTGTCTACCTCTTTCGAAAATATTGTCCCAATGCTTCTCTGGTAATTTGCGACACGCTCTTACCGGTTCGATTCTTCTCGGCAATGAGCTTTCGTTCTAGCTGGTACGGCATCCGGATTCTGATTGATTCGCCCTGAGGGTTATTCTTTTTCATAGGCAGCGTCCATCTTTACTGAAAGAATTGGTTTATCTCCGGTTTTTGCTAAAAGTGTAATGCCTTTATCGCTATTCCAAGAAGATGTTGACAATTGAATATTCTTGATTCCTGTTTCATTGCAGATATTCAAAAGCTGATTGGCCACGTCCATTAATGCTGTTCTCAGGTATCCGTCATTATTTACAATCTGTTTCATTATTTCGCCTTTCTTGCATATCAAATATGAATCTTTATAATTCTTTAAGTTTCTGATTAGCAATCTCAACTTGGAAAGCCAACACGCTAAGCGTAACGTCTCTTATCAGTAATTCATCAAGAGTCATATTCTCTTTTTGAAACAGTGCTGGAGCTGTAATTACATGAATCTCTACTCCGAGATCTCGAATCATCCTCCATGTATCTTCGATTTCGTTCTTGGTACTTCCAATATCATCCACTCCGCAAATAATAAGCAAATCTCCTTTTTTCATATCACGACAAAGAATTTTAAAATTTTCTCCATCTTCTAAGTCGTAGATAATTCTATCTACATTCTCATGCGAGAGAATCTTTTTCTTAGCTGTAAGCGAAAACCAAATTTTTGAGTTTCTAGCATACCCTATTCTCATGTTTATACCTGCCTTTCCGATATCGCCTTGTTATTTATGGCAGAGAAACGGTTAAGGCTTACCGCTTGTCGTGTTGCAATCACTATCTCTGCCGTGGGGAACTCTTTTTTTATTTTTTGGAAAATTTTTAACTCAGGTTTTCAGTTATTAAATTGCGTATGATCTGGAAAATGCTTTGGCCTGTCTGAAAGGATTTCTTTTCAAGGCGTTTTCTCATATCATCGTTAATTCTGATTCTTATTGACTCTCCCTTTGGGTTGCTAGAAGTTTTTCACATATCATCATCCTACCTTATCTTTGAATATCTTTACGGTTTCGTGTTGCTTTCTACGAACATATTCAACATCGTTCATTCCGGTGTCTTTGTAGTAGATGTTTTCTTTGTGCCCATCAAGATATTCGATTTCGCCAACACAACAGCCGTTTATAAGTCCTGTTTCGTTATTTGTAGCAACCATATCAACAAGATTTCTCACTTGCTTTATGCCTTTTGACTGAAGATATCTTTTAAAAGGCGGTCTGGATATTAAAGTTGTTTTGATTGAATAATTTAAAAGCAATTGAGCTTTCTTTCTTCCAATTTCTCCGCTTATATACATATCAAATATTTCCGAATGTTTTTCAACCGAAGTTTTTGGCTTTCTTCCACCATTTATGCTTTTTCTATAATGGCTTATGTGCTGACCGCAATGAGCCGCTTTATGGCATTGATGACAAAGAGGAACCATATTGCTTTCTATATCCCGTCCGCCTAACGCAAGAGGAACTATGTGATGATACTCAATATTTTTATCCGTTCCGCAATTACAGCAGACATTCCCAACCGATTGTTTGATTTGCTTGCTTAATGTTTTTCTCACTTTAGTATTCTCCATTATGCGAAGGCGTTTTTTATTTTTTCGGGAACTTGAAGGACTCACTCGGCGTGCATGAGGTACTATATACACCCCTCCCCCACCCGTATTCAACGAGAATGCCAGGTGGTATATTATTAAAAGTGAATAACTATCTGAATATTAAATCTATTTGAAAAATCACGGTTTTTCTTATAGATTGCTATACAGAATGCACAACTCATATCATCGTATCTGTACATATATTACAATTCTTTCCAATTCCAGCCTTTTCTGCACCCTTTGTCCGTCCTCTGCGAACTTCTTTAGGTCTCTGATCTGTTACAACTCCGGCTTCTCCATCTCTGGAAGCTCCAGCGCCGCCCTGTGCTTATCCGCGATCTGCTGCGCTGTTTGGTGTGGTATGCCGTCCTGCTGTGCTGTTTGAACTGGTGCTGTCTCTGCCATTCCATAAGCAGCTTTGGCAACAAATATTAAATTGGCATTTGTGCCGGGCTGATTGTTTAATCTGTTTACTGTACAATTCTTGCAGATATCGAACCATTTTTTAACCGTGTCGCCGTGTGATGTGCTTGCCCTGTACTGTCCGTTAGACCATTTGGTAAACGTTCTACGCTCTATTCCTACCAAAAAGCTAAATACTTCTAACGTTGGTAACACTCCGTATTTAGTGCATATTCTCACGTATACACTAAATATATTATCTAATAATTCTATATCCTCTGTACCTGGTTTCGGTATTCTATCAGCAATATAAAAGATCATATCTACAAAACTATCAGCAACAGTAGCTTTATACTCTTTCTGTGTATCAAATTCTTCTGGAGTTACTTGTAACACAGTGTTTATATATTCATCCACAAGCCTGTATATATCATTCTCATATACTTCTATTCCCTGTTCTGTTACTGTTGTATTACTCTTTTTCACTGTATCACCTCCAAAAAATTCAAATAAAAAAAGACGGCAAAAACACGCTATGCAGATACATCTCGGAATCTTTCTGAATCCCTTTTCTTTCCGTCTGCTGCGGTTTTCATCGTCTTAAATAGTCTATTGCCTTTCGGCTTATTCAGTTGTTAATTCTGTTTTAGCACATTTTTATATCACTTGTCAATAGTCTATTAATTTTATTTTACCGTTACATTTATCTTAATTAACTGTCTATCTATACAGTACTGTATAGCATGTACATTAATAAACTCTAGGTCTCTAGAATCTAGGACGGGGTTATAAAACCAGTTATTATATAATTATACGTCATGTAATACTGTCATTTTCTGGCTATTAAACACAAAAAGCCAGACCTTCCGGCGCCTTATCCGGCATGATCTGGCTGATTAATCAATATTCTTTTCGCGCTCTGGCTTGCAGCTCCCGTCCTGAGTTCCATCGCCTGTCGTTATTTTTATTTTATCCACATCGGTTTTAAAAATCAAGTCCCAAAATAAAAAAATTTTGCTTGACAACTTCGGCGGTTTTGTGATAAATGTATTATAACAGCTTCGGCGGTGGGGCTGTTTACCGGCTGAGTGCCGCGCCGTCGTTACGCCGCCAGAATAAGACAGCAAAAGCCCCCGGGATTATCTCTCAGGGGCTTATTTTGCGTCTTTCCACTATGAAACTATTAAAGTTTGCACTTATTCAGTACTATTTCAAATTTACATTCAATTACGTCAGTAATTGTTGACTAAATAATACTATAGATCAGATAAAAAAGCAAGGATTGTTTAAATTATCACAATCTGTAATTACTTTTGTTCCTCTATCTAAATATTTTACTCGAACATCATTAAATATTCGTTTTCCCTTGCTAATCGTGTAATCTTTGTGAACTGTGTAAACAGTTCCGGGCGTTTTTGCCGTAGCCGGTGCATAGGCGCACATATCAAGCGTCATTTCCTGTGCTGGCAAAACATCAACAACCTGCACGTCGTCAATTCTTATCAAGTCCTCATGTCGTCCCAGGCTTGGGAATGTCCGCGGGTTCAGAATCTTTCTGCAGATCACATCAACTTCTTTCTGATTTTCTGGCATAATGTGTAATCTCAGGTCCAGATCAGACACCATATTTTCGTAAATTGGCGTATTAACCCAGCCCACAAACGAATCCCCAGATTTTACCCTGACTGGAAAACGCTGCTTAAATTCCTCCGTTTCTGATCCTGCGACAGCTCCGCCGCGCCACCTCATACAAATTTCCGGCTTGTTCATGACTCCGTTTCCGGCTACAGATATTTTCATATCATGCCAGCTATCCCACCCGCAAAGAAAATGAACCATCCCAGCAACTGTAGAAAAAGGCGGAAGCGGGTATGTTTCGCCCCGCTTGCCATTCCATCCCGGAATTGAAAACCGGACGGTGTCCATATGCCCTTGTATCATTACTGCTTTCATACGTTCATTTCCTTGTCTGCTCGAAAGCCTTCAAGGATATCGCCATACAGACTTTCGGGTATTTCTTCCTCCATCAGTGGCTTTCTTTCTTCAAGTTCTGAGTCGAGGCTTGCGTCGATGTCTGTAAGCGCCTGTTCTCTGTTGAATCCCATTTCTACAGCTGCATTCAATAAGTCAATTGTTTTCTTCATTTTCATTTTCCTCTCTTATCTGTTCTTCGTATTTTTTTATGAGCCATTTCGGGACCGGTTCGTCTCCATCGTCACCCCTGTATTTGATCGGGTCAATATTGTTTGTAAAGCACCATTCCCAACTATTATACTCATCACCGTCTTTTGATACGATGTAAAATATATCATATTCGCTATCCACAAATGCCAACGTATCTGTTGCATTCATTGTGTACAACATGATATACATGTTTCTCCTGTATGCGTACGCCATTTCTAGCGGCGAATCTTCACCGCTCAAAAAATCCATAAACATTTCAACGTCATACGAATTTTTTGACAGTTTATTATAATAGTCATAGACTATTTTATCCCATCCGTCTGGGAAAGTTTTGCATTCTTCTATTTTCTCGTTATCTTCTTTAGCCATTTTGTAAATGGTTTCAAGTTTTATTCTCTTAATCATTTTCTTACCCCGTTTTATTTCCAACGTTTAACAATATCCCCGTCGTAATGATCGGGTGCGCCTTCGTCTGGGTTAACGCTCTCCAGAACGTAAAATGCTTTTCTGTGCTGCTGATCGCGTTCAGTCAACTGCTCCCATTGTCCTTCTGCTTCCTGAAGGGCTTCTTCTTTGTCCTCAAATTCATCGGCGAAAAAATCGCTGTCTTTAAAATCCATGATTATATACTTCATTGCTCCGCCTCCTCTCCGTATGCCCGAGCATATGAAATAAAATTCTGCTCGGCGGTTTCGTCAACAAGTTCCGCTGGGATTCTCGCCCAGTTCTCACCCAGAGAATTTATAAAATTCTCGTTCTGGGCTTCTGTGCCGCACAGCCAAGCTGCTGTGACTTTGGCACATCCAAAGTTTTCGGAATTGTTCCGGGATACTTGTTTCAATTCAAATTTTCTCATTTTTTTCCTCCTGTCCGCCCCTGTCCGGGGCTGTGTGGTTTTATTCTTGACTTTTCCGCAATTAAGAGATATACTTATTTTGTCACCTGTGATGGATGCTTTACAGGCGGGCTAAATAGCAATCCCCTTTTAGCTACGGATTGAAATAATTTTATTTACAGTATTTTTTTAAATAGAGCTTAACTAAAAGCTCTATTTTTGTGCATTTTTTCCGGCTCCATAGCATTCATAAAATGCATCTGTGAGCTGTGCTAGCTCTTCCGGAGAAAGCTTTTCTTGTAAATTTTCCGGAATCCATTTATAGCAATTTGCAAATAAATCGCTACACTTTCCAATTCTGGAAAGTTTTTTGATTTCATGAAGCTTGTACATTTCTCCAAGCTCCTGCGCGGTGATCTCACCACTTTTCACAGCTTCGCGACCCTCTCTTGTAAGAATCTGCATTGCTACTTCTTTTCTTACTGTTCCGATTCCCTGTATTCTCATTTTTATTCCTCCATATTTTTTCTATGCAAGGTTTCCAGTTACTAGGGGCGACCGCCCCGCCCGAATGGGCTTTTGAAATGGTTTTCTTTAACTGTCTTTATTATACATTATATATTAGTGTATGTCAATACCATTTCCTCAAACTCTTTTGTTTTTTCATCTGGCAAATATTCCAACAGGTATCCGGGCTGGCACTCTAATATAGTGCATAATTTATCAAGTGTATCTTGGGTAACGAGCCGATCACTGCGGAGCTGCTGCAATTGGCTTTCCGTGAATAGCTTGTTTTTCCTTATAATATATGTAGTAACTCCTTTTTTTGCCATCATATCAATTATATTTCGCTTATATTTAATCATGATTTCCCTCCTTATAAGATATATTACATCATATCATTTTATACATTATATCGCAATGTACAATATGCACAAAACAGTATTTGTTTATACACTACATATTAGTGTATAATGTCAATAGACATACTCTAATTTTTGATGTATTATATAACCATCAGCAGAGAACAAAAAAATTAAAACCGAAAGGAGAAAAACAAGAATGAAAAAAAAATAATTTTCAAATCATTATTTAAAGCGAACCGCGCTTACTCCACTTTGTGGATGGCGGCAACGGGAAAAGATAAATCTGCTTTCCGTGAAAAGAGTAAAATTCACGAAATCATCCTCGCTATCATGTCGGGGGTGTGTGAATGAACTACGGAAAATATCTGGGCCAGATCGAAAAGGCCCGCACGAAAAGAAAATTAGAAAAGCTCCTGAACCTGATCGGGAGTGACTTCTCCGGGATTAACTCCCGACAATATGAGAAACTGAAGTTCTTAATTCTCTATAAAATGTCAGCATAAAAAGGACTCCAGAAAACCCGGAGCCCTAAATATAATTATTAAAATACCAGCAAAGTTATTATAACTCTAACAGGAGGAAAAAACAATGACAAATAAATATACAAAGTACTTAAACTGTGCGGTATTCGCAATGATCGACCGCAGCACACAGGATGACCGCAGAAGTAAAATAAGCGTTGCCGGTTTATTTCCTTATCCGGCAAATGCTGAAGACTTTATAAAAACGCTTCCAAGTGTTCACAAGTGGTATATGCTTGACCTTGGCCGTTTAGAGCGTTTTGAAAAATTTTACAACTATGTGCAGGATATCAACAAACAATATGGAGATTACGCAATATTCCATATTAATGACGGCGGATTTACCGTTGACGAATTAAATTGTTTCCGTAGTATCCTTGATATCTGGACAGATACGAAAATTAAATAAATTCCCTCCGGCGGCGGTGGTTCGTGACCTGTGCAGGACTTCGCCGGGGGCTTGTTCTCCGGCGTGATGCACAATGACAATTATATATAGCTGTATCGACTTCTATTTGATGTTTTAACGGTTTTTAGCGCGATTCTGGTATATTTTATCACATGTATATAAAACCGTCTTAAATCTTCAAATATCGAGTTGATAACAGGTATTGACGGCAGATCGCAACGGGGTTATTATTATTTTGTATAGTTGCGCGGACGATTCGCCCGGTCTGGTCTTTATGCTTCCGGACTGCGCGAAGCTATGCGGGCTTTGTTTGTGATCGCTCCGGCGGTCTTATTTCTGTACGCTTTTAGGCGTTTTGCTTAGACGGTTGTGCCTTAAATACTCATATAACGCCGTATTTGGATTTTTGAGCGCGTTTTATATTTTACCATAACTGCGTAAAAACGTTTTTAAACGCATTTTACAGCGTTACACTAGAATTATCTTTGGTTCTGGCGGTGTCTGACTCTGGTTCTACGCTTCCGCAGCTGTTCCCGGTCTGCTTCCGGGTTTATCCCCGGCGGGCTGTGCTATTGACTCCGGTTTGTTAGATCATGCAGAGCGGCGGGGCTTCCGCGGGTTCCCGTAGCGGCCCGTTGCTGATCGGCCGGCGGTTTCCGGGACGGTCCCGGGACAGGGCAAGAGCACCAAGGGAATGTACGACAAGTCAGAAACAGCATCAAAATCGGTACGGTTTGAACTGGGAAAATCTGAAAAAAATCGCAGAAATCTGAAACTAATTCAGACCTGCGACTTTTTATTTTTTGTGCATTCTGTATATATTTTTCTATAACGTAGCTCGGCATGATGTAAATTTTCACTTCATTACATTCAATTCATCTTTTCCAGTCATGTTTCTTCGCCCCACAATACTGAAAAGTCTGCTTCGGCGCTTCTTCTGCCGACTTGTTTCTTTGTTCCTTCGTTTTGCTGATCCGCTACTGACTGTTCCCATGGTCCTTCCTTTCTGAACATCTCTTTCATGTTCTGACTACGTGAATTAAGGTTTATTATTGGCACATCCACATTGAGCTCATCTGGTACGATGCCAACGATCACAACCTTTGTCGGCTCTATTGCGTCAAGCATTTCTTTAAAATTCTCGCAAAATTCCATTCTGGCGGACTTAGACCGTACTCTCCCGTTGGTGCAACATGATACAGTGCTCCTGCGCGGCGTACCGTCGAAAATCCACGGCATTTCCTTTGGGCTGATAATATTTACGGATGGGATGATTTTAACGCCCATAACCGCCCAATAATAGCCCAGGGCATGGTTTCTGTACAGGTTGTAGATGTTCAACGCACTTGGCATCCCGGAAGCAATTGTGAAATCTGGGCTGCAAACTGAATGGAAACATTTGAGATGTTCAATGTACTGGTCCGGCTGATTCCATACCTGCAGAAAACTTTTATCGTCAATATAAAAATTCACGGTCAAGTCCTTATGTCCTTTCAATGATCTGGATTTTGAAGAAACGAAATCCATGCTTTTCTTCGGCACCAGCTGTATCGGTGGAATGACCGGTATCTGGTACGGACCATCCAACTCTGCGCCGGTTATCAGATATTCTTTCATTACATCGTATGCGGTATGTGTCAAAACATCACCTCCATACAACCATATTAACATAATTTTGGCAACAAAAAAAGACCGCATTTCTGCCGTCTGCGATGGTTTTACCTGTGTCTCACACACAAGCTTTCCTCCTATGGTTTTAATTCGAATATTTGTTCTGTTCCCTAGCCTGTTCCCTCGGCTATTTTACATACCCCTAAAAAGCACAAAAAACCTTGATTTTTCAAGGTTTTCGTTAGCAGCCAGTACGGGAATCGAACGTATCTTTAAACTGCTATCTTTCCCATAAAATCAACATTTCTAACTTTTCCAGGGTGTTCCTTTTTGTTCCCTAGCTGTTCCCTCTTTGAAAAATGACCAAAAACTATCTCGATACTACCATAAATTCATCTATGCTGTCCATGATTTTTTGCTTTTTTTGAAGATTCTTTCGATCTCGATGATAATAAGTTTCCGAGCATGAGATGCTGGAGTGACCCATTTGCGATATTACCATCTGGTTATCTACGCTGTGGTCTAAGAGGATTGTACAATAGGTCTTTCGTATTTTGTGCGGTGATTTTTGAACGCAGCCAGTGTTCTTGCATACTGTCCGGAGCCGGTTCCTAAACGAATAAGTGTTCAATCGTTTCCCATCTTTGGAAAATATATATTCGCAGAATGCAGACATGTTTCTGAGCTTCTGCAATATCCATATACATCCCTGAGGAACCACTACGTTTCTTATTCCAGCTTCTGTCTTTGGAAAATCTTTGACTTCGAAAATTCCTTTGTGATTTTCATAATGTCTGACTTCAGTTCTTCGGATTCTGATTATTCCGGTGTTCGAATCCCAATCTTCCCACTTTAAAGCACTTAATTCCCCAACTCTCAGACCGGTTACGAACATAAGTAATATTCCGAAATTTACCATGTCCTGGTTCTCTTTTAGGTATTCTACGATTCTTTTCATTTCCGCATCATTAAAAACTTCCTTAGAGTCTTCTTTAATACTTTTCTTGAAAGATTTATCGGTGACATCCAAATCGTAGAACAATTCCTGTACATTCCAGTCAATCAGTTTGTTACGCTTCGCCCATTTCAGAGTACCTCTGGTAATCGTCTTAAGATTGCAGAAAGCTTTTGCAGTTAGATTGTGTTCACTGATCTGTTCTTCCAGGAAGTTACTAACATCTTCTGGTTCAATACTTCTAATTTTTTTCTCACCAAGTATTCCGAAAAACCGGTTGAAATCCTGATGGTATCTCTGGTAGGTTTGCACAGATATTTTTTTCAAATCAAACTTACGCTGCGCCCAGTCTTCAAATATACTCTTAATCTTTGGATTTTCAACCTTTTCCCTATGGGCTTTGACAATCAAATCTTCTAAATCCTGTTTAGACCTGCGTTTGAATACTTTTTTCTGTCCGGTTTCGTCATAAGTCATGCGGATTTTCCAGTATCCGTCAGATGCCTTCCATATGCTGTCCCTGTATTCTTTTAATATTTCTTCCCTTTTATTCATTTCAATTTGCTCTTGTATGTGAGACAAGTTGATGATACCATTCTCAATTGCATATTTCAAGTCGTCATTATTCATAAAAAATAAGGAGGAACCGGGATATCCTTTCGCTGGCCAGCGGCTCCTCGTTCCTCCTTTCTTTCACACATAATCGAATATATTCATCTGTCCTTCCGGCATATCATCTTCGAGATTGAAGAATTTACAGGCAATGAAATTTCCATGCCAGTCCCGATCACCGCCGTACATCAGACATTTCTCCTTCTTTCCATCCCTATAGAATCTGCATTCAGAGCACTTATGCTGATATGCAGTTCCTCCGGAGCGTCTGTACATTTCACTTATTGTTCTCATTTATGCATCCCCTGTATCATTTCTACTCTGATATGCTGTGCTATATGCGCCCTAACAGATTCTTCCGGAAATGGAATTTCAAGTGACCGTTCCAGAATCCTATTTGTGATCCTCTCATCGTATTTCAATTCTTCTATCTGGCAGTTACTTGTGAATATAGTAACTTTCCTGTCAACATATCGCCCGTTGATAATGCTATAGAATCTTTCGTTAATCCAGTCCTTACCAGAATCGGCACCGAAGTCGTCAATGATAAGGATTTCTGTTCTGGATAAATCCTCTATTAACTTTCCCTCTGCATTCTCTTTGGCTCCCCATGTGTTCTTGATCTCATCAAGAATTCTGAGAGACGTGGTGAATTTGACAGGCTTCTGGTATTTTTTCATGATCTCATTTGCCAAGCTGCATACCGTTTTAGTTTTGCCAGAACCTTTTGCATTTGAAAAAAGATATAGTCCTATCCCTTTCTTCTGCATATTAGGAAGGTTTTTAAACCAGTAATTTACTGCCTGAGCCGCCTGAGAAAACATTTTTCGGCTCTCAGTGTTCAAATATACACTTGACTTCAAATCGTTGAAATTTGAGCCTTTAAACACGTTTGGAAGCTCTGCAAATTTCAATTGATTTTCAAGGATTATTCTTTTTCTGATTCCGCAAGGGCATTCCTCACAATAGGGAATACCACTTGCATCTCTTACCCATCTCCACCCGCTGTTCCCACATTCAGGGCATTCAAGCGAACGGGGTATCTGATTCTCCTCCGTCCCATTCTCCAAGTGGGATGATTGGTTCGACATTTCTTTGAGCTGTGCCAGTTCCATTTCGCATATCCTCCCTATTGTGGTATTTATTTTCGAGTATTTTTAAGAAGTTGTTTGGTTTCACAAACCATTCAAAACTTATTATAAAATCAGTTTTCTTTCCCATGAGGAAGTCACTGCTTTGTACATTGTTTAATGCTTCCATTACCTTGTCCATGCCGTATTCTCGGATTCTTGCTTTCAGCATTTGCGTTCGCCTTGCTGTCATTCTTGCGATTGGCTGAATACCGAACTGCTGAAGCTTATTCCATTCATCGACTACTTTCTGCACATCACCGGGCTTGACTAAATCTTTTTCGCAAGAAATCTGTTCCGGAATTTCCAGCACGCATTCTTCTTCTGACAATTCTTTCTGACGTTTTCTGTGCTCGGCAACTCGTTTTCTTGTCTGCTCTCTGATTTTTTCAAGGCCATCAATGTTCTGATGTTCTTCCCATCCGGGAATTGAAAGCATTGTTCCGTCTCTGGTTATCATGCCGAACTTTTCAAGAATTGTAAGTGCAAGTTCGATCACGCTCTCGTCAAAGTCCAGCTCGTCAGCCAGCATCTTGTTTGTATATGGAATATTCTCTGTCAGAAAAATAATCCCGTTTGAATTACAACGCCCTGCCATCGTCAGGAGCATCATCCAGATCAGAACGATGTTGTTCCCCTCTGGAAGTTTTCTGATATGCCGGATTTTCTTGTTGTCGAACATATCTATTTCTAATCGAATCCAACTCACTTTTGTCATTTAGCCACCTTCCCGTCTGGCAAGGACATTTCTGTCCTTACCACATTGATTTTCGGATAAATTTCTCCATTAAAGAGTCTATCCAGTTTTCTGTGTGTTTTTCGCAGGTATCATCTTCCTCTATCAGGATACCTTTACGGTCGCATAGCCCGTTGTCATTTTCAATACAAGTTTTGCATGTTTTATCTGCCATCTTTTTCACTCCAATCTAATTTCTGCCCGCATCTGTTACAATAATTATTCATACCAATATACGCATGATGCACCATACTGGAATGAAACACATCTTCTGGGCTATCGCTATTGCATTTAAAGACTACATCATTATCCGAAAACTCAATAATATGCAGTCCGCATGACGGACAGATGCAAGCATATAAACTAACATCGTAGTATTCGTCGTATTCTACAACCTCGTATCTCACTTTTCTGTGCATCTGCTTTTTTAACGCTTTAACTGCTAATTCTAATGCTTTACGATACTCAACAATTCCTGGCACATTTGTCCTGACCTTTTTAGCTAAGTCAATGCGTTCCCGTAAGTTTTCAATTGCTTCTTCTGGTTTCATATTAATCCTCCTTCGAAAACAACATTTCAATTCTTAATCACTTTCATATTTTTATTCCAACTACCTGAAATCGTGCCATTTGGATGAATAATAAATTCTCTGCAAACATGATCATCTTCTGTTTTCTCAACTTCACTTAACATTTTCATATTTGAATAACTAAAAGTAATTAATGTATTTTTACATTTCCATATTTCATATACATAATAATCTTGAATTGTTTGCTCTACTAACTCAAAATGATTATATGCATATTCAAGAATCTCATCGTATAACTTCTCTTTATCGTCATATTTAATTCCACTCTGGTCACTCAACTTCATGAGCTTTCTAAAAGATAAATCATCCGCAAACGAATACGCATCTATCATTTCTAATACATTTTCAATCGTATTTGCGTCACATAATACACATTGCAATCTCATTTTTGTTTTAACTAATTTACCTTTGATACGTTTTAAGTCAGATAAGGAAGGCATATATGTATCAAAAATTTCATTATTTCTCTTATCAGAAATTGCATGTCGACTAATATCCACAAAATCAAACAACCCATCAATTTTATCAAGATTATCTTCTAAATATTTACCATTTGTATTCATTGTAAGAAATTTAATATTATGATTTCTTAATACATCACATAGTTTGTCAAACTTCTTAAACAACAATGGTTCACCACCTGTGACGGAAACAGAATATAAAATACCAGCATTTTCCATTTCAGTTAACATTTCATCAACTTGTTTTACGAAATAATCTGCATTTTCACAACGTTCAGCGTTCTGCTCCACACAGAAGAAGCATTTTGCATTGCATACATCGGTTAATTTTAAATGTAAATGCCATAACCATTCATTTCTTTCTACTAAAATTTTATTGCCGAATAAATTCACTTCCATTTTATCATCATAAGTGATGGGCAACTTCTCAACATTGCACTTATGAATGTAATCTTTTATGTCTTTGATTTGTGCAAACATAAATATCTCTCCTATTCTTTCAACGAAAACGCTGTTTCAGGCATTATTTTGAAGCTTCTCTAGCTTCTTCTCAGCATCTTCACGGGTGAGGAATATAGATTCTCCAAAATCACATTCTCTAAAGTATGCCACAATAAAACTATTCGTTACTTTTGCGTAAATTCTGAATTGTTCTCCAGACGCATAATAAGATACGCTTGATAAAAAAGATTCATATACTTCATATTCCGCATCTCCATCATATTCATCATAACCAAACACATTAATTGGCGATGTTACCACCCAAACCGTGTCTCCAACCTTGCACGGCAATCTCACAAGCAATCCCTGTTCTTCTAAGTCCTCGTATTCAGCGAGTTTTTTTAATCATATTCTTTATTGTTTCGCAATTTCCTGCGCCCTGTGAGCAGCTATCACAATATTCACCACATTCAATCTCTCGTTTTTCGTTATATGTGACACTACCATTTTCCCATTCTGTTAATCTTTCCATCTACTTCACCTCTTCCAATTGACTTTCTACGGTGTTTACAAGTAACAACATTGATTCAATAACTTTATCTGTTAATGGCATTCTGTTTTTGTTATTCGCAAAATACTTAACGTGGGCCATTGCTTCCTCGATTTTTTCTTCACATGCAACTATTTCATGTGCATCATACATTTTTTTCTTGTCACTATTATAAGTTGCTATTCTTTCATCATGAAAATTCAACATGTTTGGAAGTGGAATATCGATTACGTTTAAATGATTCCCTCCTGACCACTTAAAGCCCTGTAATCTTGCTATTCTTAAAATTTTAGAATATTCTTCCTGCGTTTTTACGAATACGCTTTTTCCTGTTAAATCAATCATCTATTTCGCCTCACAAAAATATATTATTTTCTTCGCGCTTTTTCGCGCATTCTTCGCAAATAAAAAATTGTTTTCGGATACCTAAAGCAGCTATCATTAAGTATCGGATAATCCAGTTCATACGCTGTGGTTTTCCATTTGCCACAAACATTACACTTTTTCACAGTTTCGTTTATATTTATTGCCATGCATCATTCTCCCCCTATAATCTCATTAATGCACTGATTTCGGCCATCGACCATCCCGCACTGATAATCCGTCATATCATTCTCGGTAGTGCTCTTCTCCGGCAGTGGCTTCAATGGACACCAATCAGGTTTACCTTGACAATATCCATATTTACAATCAATTTTCTTCATAATATTTGCGTCTTTATCGTCATCTGAGATTGAACAACATGCTTCAACACCTTCATCTAATTCATAACAGAATCTACAATCTAAGCAAGTTTCTGGTGTATCTATTACCAATACTGATTTACTCACCCACTTCACTTCCTCTCAGCATCAGGCTCAAAGTGTTATATCCCGGACAAGTTCTGACTCCATTTCTGGTATCTCTTAATAATACACAATAAGGATATAATGCCATGACCTCATAGACGTGTTCTGTGGCATCTTCGCCACACTGGTCGATGTACTTGAAGCACTTTCCCGGTCTGAGGAAGTACCTTGCACATACATACGCTTTTGTTCCGAATCTTACGCTCGCACTACTCATTCAATTCCACCCTCCTTCATGATTTCGATTGCTTTATCTAATGCATTTCCTACATTTTCATAAGCAACATCTAGCTTTTTATCTCCTGTATTTGCTATTGAAAACCAATACATCGCCTTTAAATCTTTTAACTGCTTTGAAACTTTATCCACATCAAATGCTGTCGGCTGTTCATCAATAACTGCACCTATTGCAAAATCCATATCCGAATTTCCAAGAGAGTCAATTATTTTGTCTGCATCAATTAAACGCATTTATTCATCCTCCCACATTCCCAACAACCGCATCCTCTCATACAGTACAGCGACGGTCTTGCGTCTGTATCCGTAGAAGTCTTTCGGGTTCATCGGGATATATCTTTCTTTGCTGATTTTCCTGTAACTTTTCCGGTGTAGGATATTCTCGATAACCATATCCGCTATCACAGTGTTCTTCGGGCAAGCTGACAAGGCAGCACTGGAAAGCAGGTATCCATACTCTGCCGGGAAGTCTTTCAGCATCGTATTAAGTTTTTCTATGTCCTCTGCCGGAATACCGTAATCTTTCAGCTTTTTGTTCCTTGTCAGCATACCGTTCTCCTTTCTATTTGTCTGAGTGGTGCTTATCGTACATTATCGCCACGCATACAAGACCAGCCACTCCGAATATGATTCCAAGGGTGAATCCTAACAAGAATGTAATCATGTTTCTTCCTCCTTTACATAATCTTCACATTCCTCCGCATATTCATAACTGTCCATATCATCACATCTGCACTGACAGGAATCCTGCTTAGTACAGCAGATGCAGCACTCTGTTTCATCGTCTGGGTATTCTAATTTACAATATCCCATTCAGTTCTCCTGCTTCTTAAAATCCATCTTCAAGTCATAAACAAACTGGCAAAGTTTCTCTGCTACATCATCTGCATTCTCTACATTTGCAAGATGTCTGACGTACTGCTTACCACACACAACACAAGTTAATTTTCTGATTGTTTCCCAAACCTGCCATGCGATAATGGTAGAATCAAAAGCATCCGTCATTAAAGAATCTCTTCCGTTTCCGTTGTCGTCTCTGAACCACTTTTCTCTCGGCGCTTTTAATGTGGTTGCAACATCTTCTCTGGTAAGACAACCTTTGTATTTTTCGTCAATGCGCTTTTCCAGTTCGTCCAGAAGCTCCTTCTTTTCCTGTTCTGTCATTTCACATCCTCCTTATCTTTCACTCTTTTATTCCATGCTTCTATTGCATATTTGGGATTGTTATAATGTCCTGTACCGCAAAGACAGTTACCGCATTTTACAAGATACTGAGCATTACCTAAATATCCCATTTCATCATCGGTAAAAATTTGCGCCTCTTCTCCACAAAACGGACAAGGTTTTAATTTTTCCATTTTCATTCTCACTTTCCCCATGTAAGCAACTGGCACGCTATTGTGCAGTCCTCCATGATTTCTGTATTTATGTTTCCTCTGTTTGGTTCTAATTCATCAAGGAATACTCCGTTTATGCAGCTATGACCAATTTCTCGCTCCTGTCTGGCTCTGCGCTCAAATACTTCTGGAAAATCGACTCTGATTTTGTTCCAGTAACCCATTCTTCCTTTCGGACATCCTATGCAGTTATTGTTCGGATATCCTAAATCGTACATAACCGGACGTTTCAGCCCTAACTTATTCGCTATTCCATGAGCTTCTTCTTTTGTCAATCCATGTTCGATCAGCGGAAATTCATGGTCGTAATCGCTCAGTGCTTCACATACTCTCTCTGCACGGTTCTTTTCATTCAGGTCATATCCCCATACATAGATGTGATGGTCTGGATGCTCACGCTCCCATTTCATGCGAACCCTTTTCTTTAATTTATCTGTGCAAGGTGCCCCGAATGGAGTGTTGATACATCTGGTTCTTTCGATCACATCATCCACACTGGAATATTCCTCCGACTGAATTATCGTTATCTTTCTTCCCAATAGTTTCTCGCAATCATGTAAGAATCTCAGACTGTCGGGATGTTGATTCGACACATGAGTATATATAATCTCGTCAACATCCTTTGCCAGATAACATGCTACAAAACTGCTTATTCCTGTTGAAAACCAACATACTTTCATAACACCACGCTACAAATCCTGTATCGTGGATAAGGAACATAGGCTTCCCATGCTGACGGTCTGAAACTCACATAAGTCAAATATGCTATATGTGTGCTACTTCAAATTCCACCTTATCGAATCGCCAACGCAACTATTATTCCCTTTATGTAATTTCTTTTACACCTTTAAATTACAACCTCGGTTTACCGAGGATTCGTTATTCCTTTCTTAAAATCATAAATTGTTTACCCTGTATAATCTTCAAACTTTTTCACGCTTTCAAACGTAGCCCTCATATTTACCCATCGTTGTAATTTTCTAACAGAATCCGTAGGTTTCGTATTCTGCTTATCAAAAATCATTATGTAAGGCCAATATCCTAAGCCACGAAGCATATATACTCTTTCTAAATCCTGTTCAAATGTGGTATTGAAATTCGTCAGTACATATACAGACATTTTTCTTCGATCCCAATTAGTTATTTCTTTAAACATTCGGAACTTTGGAATGATTATGTCTTTATCTTCGTACCTGTCCCACGCAAAATGAATTTGCTTTATCTTCATCTGCTTGATATAATTTGCTTTTTGTTCGGTCATAATTCGAATATCACAACCTTGTGAAAAATCTATGTATGCTCTACTATCTATCAATTGTTCTGATAAATTTTCCCATTCTGCACAGGCAAACATGTTTGGATCAAGCAAAACAATATTCTTTTGTCCGTTCCAAAATTCTGATAAATCCGCTACTTTACAGCTTTTCTTTCCCTCTTTATCCTTTACGATACAAAAATCGCATCCCCTAGGGCATCCTCTTGTAAGAAAACCGTATGCGGTATCTTTACACATCTCAGGATATAAACTATAATCTGGATAAATATGTTCTATCTCTTCTGGAAGGCACTTTCCTCCTGATGGATATTCATATCCTGTTCCGCCTTTTATTATTTCTTTTCCGCAAACAGGGTGTTGATAATCTTGTGTAAATGTAAATACTTTACTCATATATACCCTGTCGGGGGGGGGATTGCCATTCGACCAAAGGATTGTACCATCCGATATCATCACCATGATTCTTGTGATAAGCAGATAGCTTCATTAGTGGCAAATTAGGAAAGTTATGTCCATCTACATCTATTAATCGAACTTTCATTTTTCTCCTATCCAAATGCTACCTGTCCGTTATTCTGCATGTCTTTTTATTTCTCCTGAAAAGCTTAATTCAATTCCCAATTCTTCCTTGATAGCCTGCACATAATCAATCCATTCAGCCAAGCCCTGGTCGATATAGTCCGAAGCTTTGTCCATGCCTGCCATGAACTTCTGGCATCTTTTCTGACCGAATCCAAATTCATCATGCAGGACAGCTATCGTCATGATCACGCAGCATTCAGATACAAGCTGCTTGATCTTCTCAGATGCTTTGTCCAGGTCCTTTCTTGCCAGGGAAGTATGGATTCCTGTTACTCCCCTGAATCTGCATTCTTTTTCCAACGCTTCTAGCCCACCTTCTCTTACAATTCTTCTGGCAAGGTCAAGACCATCCTCTCTCCCACGTTCATACTCTCTCATTTTATTCATGTTCTCTTTGCCAACCTCCTTATTTTCCCTGCAAGAGCATCGAACTCCATCAGCATCCTCCTATCGTTTTTATTTGATTTGCAGATTGTGTCCCGCCCATCGTACACAATCGCATATCTTTCATCGAGCAGGCAGGCTGAATAAACCGCCCTTGATACCTGGCTTCTTGTTTTTCCTGTCAGATCTGAAATCTGATCAATGGTCATTTCCCCAACATATTTCGTTCCGTCATATACGTCATACAGTTTCATGTTTCTTTGCTCCTACTAAATCATATGTCCTGTGCGAACCAGTTCCGTGAAATACAATCAGTCCATCGTCCTCGAATTGTCTCAGATGCCTTTGAACGGCTGTCATGCTAATTTCCAGTTCATCAGATATAATTCTTGTCGGCGGTGTGCCTTTATGCGATTTTGAGTATTTCAAAATAAAATAATAAATATCCCGGCGGTTCTGCTTCCATTCCATATGTTTCCGATGTCTAAAATTATCCATTTTTATGATTCCTTTTCGTACGTTTTCTCATCAATCAAGTTCTGGAACTTTTCAAAAGCCCGGATTGATACTTTGTTACCCTGCTTCTCTGGTTTCAGTGAAACTTGCAAGTGCGTGTCTATGATATGCGACAGCTCTCTGGCAAGAGTTTTCTTGCCTTGCTGTATGCCTTGCATATATGTCTTTGGCGGTTTATACTCAGCAATTTTTTCTTTTCCTTCGTTTTGCCCACCTCCAGTTTTGTTCTTGACAATCCAACCAGAATCAATAGCCTTTCGGATATACTCTTTTTCTTTGTTGTCCAATTCAGATATCGGGCAATGAATGAAATCAATTTTATACCCTCCCTTATTGTCTGCTGAATATAGTCCATGCTTTTTAAGTGAAAGATCAATATGCTGCTTATACCCAGACATATGTTGGGAAAGCCTTGTCAATATTCCTTGTTTCGTTTGCCCGATGTATCCGTGAATTTCTGTCCGCCATAATATATATATGCCATTTTCATCATCTAGGTTTGGATTTACTTTTAATAATCTTTTTTTATTGCTTTTGTCTATTGATTTGATTCGTGCGATATTCTTGTAATTCTTCATTACTCACTACCTTAATTTTAAGATCAGGATATTTTGCGTTTTTTCCACCTTTCGAGTATCTTATTAAATTCCAATATCCTACATTATATTTTCTTGCCATATTCGCTACAGTCCCGATTTCTCCGTTGATTTTAACAAATCTATTATTTCTTTTGTTGTTCCCTTGAGTGTATCTATCAACCCACCTACAGTTGTTTGGAGAATACCCCATATTATTATCCATTCGGTCTAACGTCAATCCATCTTTATAGCCTGATTTACAAGCCCATCTACAAAAATTTTCAAACCCATCTTTTCCATTCCATTCATCGCATAATTTTATTCCCCTTCCTCCATAATTGTTATAATTTCGACCCTTCACACGATAACATCTATTTTTCATGTTATTATATGTATATTGAAGTTTTGTGTTAGCAAGCCCATTTTTGTAGTTTAATTTTGATATGCGTTCTATGCTTAAACACCCGCATGATTTTGTATGTCCATCTCTCAAATGTGTTCCGTCAACTACAACGATGTTTCCGCAATCGCATATACACTTCCACATTGTACGTCTTCTTGATTTTTGCCCTGCATATTCAATAACAGTTAATTTCCCAAACTTTTTTCCCTTCATTTCTATTTTATAACTCAATCATTGCCACCATCCCAAATCTAATCTATGACCCACCCGGCATCACTCCTTTTCAATCGTAATTTCAGCATTTCTTAATCTGTTTCCGTCGTTAATAAGTTCTTCTTCTGTCCAAATTTTCATTTCTTTCTCCTTTCAAAACGGGCATAAATTCAAATCAACATCCAGTCCTGGTCTTGCAATCTGCACCAGAACATCATCCCCGGCAACGTCCTGTATCTCCTTCTTCATCACTTCTGGATTTCCCCATCCCTCTGACAGGTGGCATAGTGTTATGGTTCTGAGCGAAGCGGTCTTGTTCACTCGGATAATCTCTTTTACAGTAGATAAGCTGCTGTGCCCCCGGACGGAGTGTTCAAACTTAAACGAATCCTGTTCTGGCGATTCGTCCAGATGATTGCATTCTATAAGGAAGTGATTTATTCTCATGTTCTTGAATGAGAACGGCAAATATGAGAAGTCTGTCGCATATATCAGTCGTCCACATTCTTCGTGAGATATCATGTATGCAAAGTTTGGTGTTTGGTCGTGTGGGACATAGAACGGTGTTACCCGGAATGAACCTATGTCCTTTGGTTTCTTTTCTGGCAATCCGATCATCAGCTCACCAGAGATTGCGTTTACACTCTCAACTGTCTCGTCGTTAGTGTAAATTTGAATGCCTGCGTTCAATATTTCTTTGTACGACTTCTTATGGTCACCTTAATCAACCATGTTCATGACTTATTAAACACCCCGAAACATCCGATATTCTGTAAGAGATTCCTTTTAAAATCTCTGAATACTTGCATCCACAATCCAAAAGTAAGATTTCGCCGGATTCGGATTTAAGTGCGTAGCAGTTTCCAGGCTGACTGCCTGTATTTATCACTCTCATGAACATTTTTCATCACCTCGCTTTCTGTACATTGCATTTATGCTTCTAAGATAGCATCAGCTTCGCCTATGGTTTTCTCTAAATCGGAATAGGCATATGGGATATCATTTCCGTTTATGCTCTCTAACTCTGAATAGCTTACTTTGTACATACTGTCTCGTATTAATTTGAGTTGCTTCAACGGAAGTTCAATGGTTATTGTCTGCTCCCAGTCTTTCTTACTGTCTACTCTCTTCATATCTCACCGTCCTTTGGAAATCTGAATACAATGTTTGCTGGTTCAAATTTCATATCCGGACTGCTAACCATGGTTTTGATGATTCCAAAACCTCTTGCAGCCATTTTTATACATTCCTCGTAATCGTCATCACTCATTTCAACGTTTTGTGATAAAAACATTCCTGCATACACTCTATTTAACATTTCCATTGCTTTCTGACATTTTTCTCGGCTTTCATAAACTGCCATCACATATGGGCTTTGCTGTATCCCTCCGGCAAATACCGCCTGTATGTAATTTTCCGAAACAATCAATGCTGTCATTTCATACGGAAGATTGATTGCTCCATCCTGAGATATAATCCTCATAGTTCTCATCCCGTTTCTCAAAATAGTCTTTCACTGACTCATAGTACGGGCAGTTTTCGCACCGCCCGATCTGAGTCATACCGTGACCGAACTTACCGCAGTCACATCGGTCGAAATTGATGCAGTCGAAGTACATCATATGCGATCACATCTCTTCTGGCTTCATAAAATCTGGGATGCTTGATTCCTGTCCTGCTGCCGGAACTGGTTCTTTCTCGGCAGTCTTTACGACTTCTGCGACTGTTGGCTGCTTGGGCTGTTCTTCGATTGCTGCTGGTTCATCTGGGACAAATTCTTCTGCATTGGCGTTCTGCTCGATTTCATAAGCAACTTCATGTTCGATGATGTCCTGTTTTGGGATTTCTTCTGTAGCTTCCTCGACTTCCTGAATGAAAGCATCACCATGGCTATTGATAATCTGCTTTAATGCACGATTGATAACTGTTTTCTTTGCCATCTGGTCAGTAAATTTCTGATGTGTTCCATTTCCGTTTTCCTTGTAACCATAGCCCTGTGACCAAGCCTGTTTGATCTGTTTTATGTTCATTACTTCCAGATGCTTTGTTCCATCTTCCATCAGAACTACTGCATACGCCCCAAGAATCTTATCGTTGTCAATGTTCATAAAATCCTGTTCATGAGAATCCAGAACCTTGTTTCCATCTTCGATATGATATTTGAACTTATCACCATCGTAGATGATCTCGGCATGGATATCTTTCATTCCATATCTTCTGGCGATTGTAATGTTTCCGAAGTAAGACCTCTGGAACTGACACTGATTGCCATAACTAATGAAATAGCCCTGTTTTTTCTGAACTGACAAACCAAGAGTTGCCATATTCATAAGACTGTTTGCTATGCTAGTAGATGTGCAAGATTCCAAAACTGGTTTATTGTTTCTATCTTTTGTTTCTTTCAGAGTTAGATATGCCCCCATGAGTGCATTACTGAGGTTGTAGTCTTTTGGGAATGAAAGACCGTATTTGCATTTTTCTTCAAGCTGTTTGGTCAGTCCATCAATGAACGAATTATTGATTACGATTGCCGCCTGCTGTTCTCCTGCTGTTGCTAACTGTGTTTTGTTTGCCATAATAATTCTCCTTTTCTATTAATCACAATAAGTTCTATTACAAAATGGACATCCTGTAATTAATTCCTTTGATGCTCTCTCAACAGAAATTCCATTCCACTCTTTTCTGCTTCTTGTTCGTCCTTTTTCAGAATAGATATTCTGTCCGCAACTGAAACATTTTCCGCTCTGTGGTGCAAAATGCGGATAACCTTTTTCGGCACAATATTTTTCCTGCGCTTTTGTTGCTCTTGAAATGTCATAAGTTTCTGCCATTTTAATCCTCCCCCTTTCTACTCTTTTACTCTGAAATACAATCAAGATATTTCTGAATTTTGGAAACATTCCAGAGCACTCGGCGCCCGATTACAACCTTCGCGCCTGCGGCCATCCCAATCTCTACCGCTGTATTTCGTCCTGAATTTAATAAACTTTGCAATCCCTCGGTACTAACAGTTAAGTTATTAGTTGAAGGGTTATTTTGTTTCGTTGCTCTCATGTTTTTTTCTCCTTTTCTTTATTTTTATGTATTTGCGTGATTTTGTACGGAGCAGCTAGGCTGCCGCCAAACAAGTTCCTAGCTGTTCCGCTTTTCTCAAATTTCTGTTACCGTCATATCCCCCTCAGAAACTTTCAAGAATATCAACTGCGCATCTGCCTTAATTCCTGCCAGACTGTTGTTGTCCAGTTCTGCTGCACAGTCTACGAATATCGGATAACTCACACCGTAAAACTTCTGTAAACCGTCCATGATGGCGATTTTCCCTTTCATCATCAGGGCTGTATTGGCGTTCCCGATCAGTTTCTTCCAGTTACCGTCCTTGTCCTGCACATACCAAATGCAAGCATCTACGACTTCGCCGTTTTTCTGCGTATCGAACAGTTTTACCTTAACCCCGTTAAAATACTGGTTTACCGCATCTTCAAGGGCTGTATTCTTCGCCATGCTCAGGGATTTCAGTTCATCCAGAATCATCTGTGCGTCAGCTTTATTCTGTGCGTACTGTTTCTGGTTTTCCTGAAGTTTCTCAATCTGCTCGTCAATTCGGACATTGTTGTTGGCTTCTCCGATTTTCTGATTAACTGCTGCCAGTTCCTGCTTCTTGCCGTATAACTGCTCTGAAAGCTGCTTCTTTGTCTCTTCACTATCGTCAAGAGAATCAATCTCCTGCTCTTTCTCTTTGATTGATTCAAGAATCTGCTGATATTCGGCATTTCCTGATAAGTCTGGCTCTTTCGGTATAGCTTCCAGATTCTTGTTTTCTGCGTCCAGAGAAGTTTTGATCTGCTCTAATTCCCCTGTCAGCTTGGAAATCTCGGATGTAAGAGTTTCTTCCTGCTTATGCGCTTCTTTCATATCTGATGACGCTTTATTTCCAATTTGAATAACTTCATCAAGTTTTCGTTTCTTGTCCTGCTCCCATTCTTCCTTAGCTTTTAACTGCTGATTGATTCTTTCCTGCTTCTTCTGCTCGAATTTTCCCTTCAACTGCTCAATCTGCTCTGGTGGGAGAATCTGACCGCAAGTCGGGCAAATGGTCTCTGTATCATTGAATGTCTCGGATTTAATGCTTTCCAGAACTGTGTTGCCCCATTCTGCATCCTTGATTTTGGGATATTGCGTTCTGGCGTTCTGCAATTTTTCAAGAAGATCTTTTTTCTGTGCTCTCAGGTACTCCAATGCAGAAGCCTTTCTGTTCAACTCTGATGTTTTGATATTCCTGTCTAATTCAAGAGTGCTAACTTTATTGCAAACCGATGATTTCTTCTCTGACAAGTCCGCTTTAGCCTTTGAGTCTATCTCTATCAGTTTGGTTCTTAACCCTTCCAGTTCCGCTTTAATCTTTCCGGCTTTCTCGTTCCCTGCCTGTGCAATCTGCGTTTCGAGGTCAGAAATCTGTTCCTGCAAGGCATTCTTCTGCAATTCCAGTTCCGCGACATCAGCATCAACTTTTGAATGTTCCATACCGATGATCTGGTTTGGAATAGCTTTTAACTGTTCCTCTGCTTTTTTCAGTGTCGCGCTGTTCATAGCTTTAATTTCATCTGCCTTGTAAGTTTCCAGAAGTGGTACCAACTCGGCACAATCTGGAACTGTCTTGGCAATCTCTAAATCTGATTTTCCGGCACCGTCTGACATGGAAAACAGAATCTTTCTGGCATCTGCATCTTTCAAGTCTGTGAAGATTTCCATGTGAGACAGCATAAGGAAATTATCAAAGTCAAACCCTCGTTCTTTCAGATCAGCTTTAAAATCTCTTTCAGCTTTCGGAACGCCGTTGATTTCATATTTGTTGGATAATGCAACCTTGCCCGGCTTCCCGTCCTTTGGTTTACTTTCTGTGCGCTTCTGGAATTTCGCTACGCTTACCGGCTTTCCATCAATTACAAGGTCAATATCGACTCTTGGTAGACATTCTCTACCATCATCAGGCCTGATATCCGGGTTGCTTTTTAAGCTGTAGTCCTTGTCGCAAAACTCCCACATATGAGCGTCTGCCAGTGTGGTTTTCCCGCATCCGTTCTTCCCGGAAACGACTGTTCTGTGACCGAACCCTATTTTCTTTTCTGGCTGTCCTTTAAAATCGGTCAATCTAATCTCTCTTACTTCGATTTTTTTCATATTACAAAACCTCTAATCTTTTTACTGATACTTCCAACGCTGTTACCCACTCTTGGCTCTGATCAGACCACAGTTCTCGGCTCTGGAATCTTCCGAAGAGCTTGATTTTCGCTCCTTTTTTTAGATTCTCTACGGCATCTGCGTTTTCTTCCCAACACAAACAACTGATTGCGTCTGATCTGGTATATCCGTCTTTTTTCTTTCTGTTTACTGCTAGAAGTATTCTTGCCAGCTTCCTGTCGTTGTTCGCGCCAATCATCTTTATTGTTGGCTTTTTAATTAGATATCCGGCCAGATAAACTTCGTTTGCATCGTGTTCTTCCAATCTTTCAAGGTACTGAATGTTCGTTGCCCTTACATACGCTGTAAGGCTTTTCTTGCCATCTTCCCGGACTGTACGACTTCGCATTTCGCCATATACGCTGGCAATTAGCTCTGTTTCTCTTGAAATCATGTATTCCGGCACAATAATCGGAAGAATGTCATAAGATGTGCTCTTTCTGAATATTGTCATTCTTCCCTCGTACATCTTGGTTCCGCCGTATTCTTCATGTGAGAACACGAACCCTGCCGGAATGTCACCAGATAAAAGTACCTGGTTCTCATCTCGCATCTTCATGTTGTGTATCACCCTCTTTCAAAATCTTTGTCAGCATCAAACCGAGTGTTACGACTGTTTCTCTGAGATTCTTGTTTTCGGCTTTAAGTTTCTTTCTTTCTTTCTCAAGGTCGGAAATGATCTCGCTTGCAAGTGTTGATGTTTCTGTGTTCTGGATGTGTGTTTTTGACATAAAAAATGCCCTCCTAATTATTTATTTGATAAATACAGGAAGGTGTGATATACTTAACCTGTATTTAACTTCCTAATCAAGTTAGATACACGGCTCTGCGTGGTGTGGTCGCACCCGCAGGGCTTTCTTACTCTTTATCTGCTTCTACAAATTCGCCGTTAATGAGTTTGTAGAATGTATCTGGCTTAATCTTTTTACCGTCAACTTTTGCACTTTTCACATCTACGATGTGGTATTCACGTCCCAGCTTTTTGTATTCTGCCAGTACAATAAAGCATCCAAGCGAACCTTTAGCTTTAGAATTGCGTCCAATTGCCATTGCAACGCTCTCTTTTCCTTCTACGGTTGCTGCTGACCGGTTTCCGGTGTTGGTTGCTGCTGACCAGTCTCCGGTGTTGGTTGCCGCTGAGCGGTCTCCGGTGTTGGTTGCTGCTGACCAGTCTCCGGTGTTGGTTGCCGCTGACCAGTTTCCGGTGTTGGTTGCCGCTGACTGGTATCCAGTGTTGGTTGCCGCTGAGCGGTCTCCGGTGTTGGTTGC